CTCGCGGCCTCGCTCGAGGCCTCGCTCACCCTCACGCTCGACCCCACCGCGGCGCTCCAGGCCTGCCTTGCGCTCTTCTCGACCGGGCAGCTCACCGCGTCCCTCACGCAAGGGCTCGGGGAGATCGGCGCGAACATCGGAGCGGAGCTCACCGCGAACCTCGCGGCGATCGCCTCGCTCCGCGCCGCGCTCGAGGCGCTCCGCAAGACCCTCTCCTTCGCGCTCGAGCTGCGCGAGACGCTCTCGACGCCCGGCGTCCACGCCTTCGCCTACGCGGCCCCGGTAGGGGCCCTGGGCGCCTCCGTGGGGGCCGAGCTCGCGGGCGGCCTGCCGGGCGATGGCGACCCCGCCGCGAGCGCGCACGCGCTCCTCCTGGTCGTGCGCGACCCGGCCGTCTTCGCCGCGCTCTCGACCGTCCTCCGCACCTCCTGAGGCCCGCGTGGTCGACTACGGCACCGACATTTCGACCTATCCGGACGGGCTCGATCCGACGTTTACGCCCATTTCGGGGGCGCGCGCCGTCGCCGAGGTGATCGCGCGCCGCTTCGAGACGCCGCGCGGGATGCTCGTCGGCGATCCCGACTTCGGGCTCGACGTGCGCGGCCTGCTGAATGAGGCCATCTCGACCGAGAGCCTTTATCTCTGGCGCCGGCAGATGGTCGCCGAGGTCGAGAAGGACGAGCGGATTCTCTCGGCCGACGTCGCGCTCTCGTTCGACCAAAGCCGAAGCCTGCTCCTCGCGACCGTGACGTGTGAGCTTTCGAGCGGGCCCTTCACGCTCGTTCTCGCGATCAGCGCCGTAGGCGTTGAGATTCTGGAGGCCGCATGACGACGAGCGTGGCGGAGATGATCACGCCGTCGACGCGCGTGGACGTCGAACGCGTGCTGCTCTCGCTCCTCACGCTCGCCGGCTTCCCCGCCACCTCATGGCAGTCGGGGAGCACGCCGCGCGCGCTCGTGCAAACCGAGAGCGATTGGCTCGCCGATCTCTCGCTCGCGATCGCGCTCATCGCCAAGGGCGGCTATCTCGACGACGCCGAGGACGAGTGGCTAACGCTCCTCGCGGCGAGCTTCTACCAAGTGTTCCGGGAGCCCGCGACGCTCACGAAGGGCGTGGTGCGGCTCACCGATGTCGCGAACGCCGGGCCCTTCAACGTGCAGCCCGGCGGGCTCATCGTCACCGAGGGTTCGCGCACGCTTCGCTTTCTCAACCCGGCGGGCTTCACGCTGCCGCTCGGCGGCTATGTTGACGTCGAGGTCCAGGCCGAGAGCGCGGGCGCCGCCTACAACGTCGCAACGAACGGCATCCAAGTCTTGCTCACGGGGCTCGCCGGCGTCTCGGTGCGCAACCCTCCGATCGCAGGGACCTCGAGCTGGATTGAGGAGCAAGGCAGCGATGAGGAGAGCGACGAGGCGCTCCGCGCGCGCTGCAAAGCGCGCTGGTCGACGCTCGGCAGCGGCAGCACCGAAGGCGCCTATTACTACTGGGCGACGAGCGTGCAGGGCGTGCGACGCGCGACCGTCGTGGGTGACCGCGTGCCCGTCCAGGTCTACGTCGCCGGCGACTCGGGCCCCGTGGACGAGAGCGTTCGCGTCGCCGTCGACACGGTGCTCCGGGCGAAAAAGCCGCTCACCGTGCCGCTTCTTACGCTGAACACGCTCGCCAGTCGGACGGCGATCGCCGGCACGGTCGTCGTCGACCCGAAGTTCGATCTGGACGCCACACTCGCCGCGGTCAAGCTCGCGCTCGACCGGCTCGCGCGCGCTACGCCCGTCGGCGGCCAAATCATTCGCGACCGCATCATTCAGGTCGTGATGGACGTGCCCGGCGTTGTCGACGTGCCGCTCACCGCGCCGCTCGCCAACATCGCGCTCGCGCCCAACCAGGTGTTCACGCCCGTCTATCTCTTGCAGGCTTCACGATGAGCGACGACGCACCGACCGACTACGCCGTCGTCCAGGTGACCGACGCGCCGCCCTGGCTTCAGCGCGGCAAGGGCGGCGACTGGCTCGCGGTCACGGGCCTGCTCAAGGACGCGTTTCGCGAGCTCGCCAAGCGCGCGGTCAAGGCGCGCTACCCCGGAACGACCCCGCCCGACGGGCTCGATCGCGTCGCTTCGAACTTCCAGATCGAGCGCGACGTCGCGCCGACCGACGCGCAGCTCGTCGCCGCGCTCAAGAAGGCGTGGGAATCGTGGGAGAGTGCCGGCACGAAACCCGGCCTCCTCGCCCGTCTCGTCGACGCGGGGTACGTCGCGCCGGCGATTTACGAAGCTTCCGAGTGGGACCCCTACAACCCGGAATGGTGGCGCTTCTGGGTCGTGCTGCGACCCCCGTACCCATGGACCGACACGAGCCTCAGCGATGGACGCTGGGGCGACGCGGGCACGTGGAGCGACGGCGGGGCATGGGCGCAGGGCATCCCGCCCGAGCAATACGGGCGACTTCGTCGCATCGTGCACAAGTGGAAGCCGACGCACGCCCGCTGCGCCGGCATCATCCTGCTCGCCTCGGGTGAGCTTTTCGGCACGCGCCCCGGCACGTGGGCGACGCAGTCGTGGAGCAATAGCGCGAACGCCATCTACCTGGAGGCCTGAGCCCGATGCCCTCGACGTACGCGGGGAACCCCGCGAATTACCCCACCAACGTCCGCGCGCCGGTCAATGCCGACGTCGGCGATACGACGTGGATCGGCGCGCTCGCCTCCGACGTTGCCGATCGCACCGCGGCACTTCGTGCGGGGCAGATCCAACGGGTCGCCTCGCTCGCGGCGCTCGTCGCCATGACCGCGCACAACGATGGGGACATGTGCCTCGTCACCGACGTCGGGCTCTATCACTACGACGCGGGCACCTCGCTCTCGGTCCTCTCGCCGCTCATTCTCAAGCCGGCCGACGTCGTCGGCGCGGGCCGATGGATCTCGAGCGCCTACGGACTCGTCAACGTCGCGAACGGCGCCGCGCAATTGCAATCCGATGGCCGGCTGGTCGCGTCGCTCTCGCATAACGGTCTCGTCGCCGCGCTCGAGGCGCATAACCGCACCTCGGGCACGATCACCTCGACGACCTCGGGCACCCTCCAGGACGTGCCCGGGCTCTCGGTCACGCTACCGGGCTGCGTCGCCGGCGACCTCATCGAGTTTGCGGCCGACGCCGGCTACACGTCGGCCGCAGGCGGCGGGGGAGCGTCGACGGTTACGATCGTCGACGGATCCGCACAACAAGTCAGCGTGAAATCGCTCGTCGCCGGCACCACGAACGGCACCCTCGTTCATGTCGGTGGATACACCGTGGTCACCGGCGGCAACCTCGTCGTGAAGCTGCAATTCAATTCGTCCGGCGGCACGACCACCTCGATCCTCGGCTTCGCGAACCTCCTCGCGAAGCTTCATCGCCCCTGAGGGAGTCGCATGCCCGCAAATCTTGTCGAGACGGCGACCTTCCCCTCGCCCGTCGTCGCCCCCATTGGGGGCGAGGCGCGCACCGCCGAGAGCGTCTCGAATCCGCTCCAGCAGCTCACCTCGCGCGACGCGTACCTCAAGGCGCAAATCGAGCGCGTGCTGCTCGCCGCCGATTCGGGCGTGCGCATTCTCTACTCGGTCGCGACGCTTGCCGCCCTCAAGGCGCTCGGCGCCGCGGTCCGCTCCGATCGCATGGTCTGCTACGTGGCGTCGCCTCCGACGCTCTACTTCTTCGACATCCTCTCGACCGCCGCGTCGGCGCCGCCCGCGGTCGTGCAACCGGACGACGCGCCCGGTGGGCTCGCGGGCCGATGGTTCGCCTCGAGCTATGGCCTACTCGGGCAACCCTACGGCATCCCGCAGCTCGACGCCCAAGCGCGCGAGCCGGCCGGGCTCGGGCACTACGGCAACGTCTACGTCGACGCCGTCGATCTGAACCAGCCGATGACGGCGGGCACGTTCACCGAGGTGCCCGGCTCGGCGTTCACCGTGCCGGGCCTCTTGCCCAACGACCTCGCGCGGCTCGACTTCGGCGGGCAAAACTTCGGCACGTCGAGCGTGACCGGCTTCCTCAACGTGCAGCCCCAAGTCACGCTCCCCGATGGATCCACGGTCCTTCCCGCGAACATGCTCTACCAGCTCGCGGGCGCGGGCAGCGGAGCGGCCTCGCTCGGCGGCGGAGCGCGCTCGGGGTTCTACCGGGTCTCGCAGTCGGGCACCCACATCTTCCGGCTCGTCGCCCAGATCACCGGCGGAGCGGGCACGGGCAACGTCCAATCGTCGTTCCAGATCCAGGTCACGCGCCCCTGAGAGGCTCCGATGGCATTCGGCGACACCATTTTTCAGTGGATGGGATTCACGCGCTACAACGCGTCCGCGCCCATCACCGCCGCAGCGGGCGTGCAGGAACTGCAAAGCGACATCAACGGCAACCTGAAGGTTGCGATCGCCGCCGGCGGCGCGCCTGCCCCGCGGAGCAAGGGGACGACCATCGCGGTGAGCGACACGGTCGACTTGCCCGGAGGCGTCTCGAGCTCGATCCGCACCAACGTGAGCGGTCTCGCGAAGGTGCTTTTCGAAAACGACTCCACCGCCGTCACGCTCTACCTCACGCAGGGCGTCGACTACCCGTATCGGATCAAGCGCGTATTCGCGACGGGCACCGATGCGGGGCTCCAGACGGCCGGCGTGCTTCACGCTCTTTACGCATCATGAAGGGAGGAACGGAATGCGGCATCGCGCTTTCGCGTGCGCCTGCGCCCTCGCGGCGTGCACGCCCCAGCAAGAGGCGAAGGCTATCCATGCCGGCGTCGACATCGGGCTCTGCGTCCTTGAGCATTCGACCGAGCCACCCGAGCGCGTCGCGGTCCTCTGCGGCGCCGAGAACGCCCAGCAAGTGATCTCGATCTGGGCTGCGGCGAAGCATGCCAACGCACGCGGCTTCGCGCGGCTGCCGGCCGACGCGGGGGCCTCGGGCGATGGCGGGCAGTGACCGGCCTCCCTCGAGCGGGCCGCCGCCGCTGACCCCCGAAGAGAAGATCGACGCCATCCTCGCCCATCAGCGGACGATCTCGAGCGAGGTTCACGAGGTCGTCAAACGCCTCGGCGACATCGAGCGCTGGAAAGAGGACCAGGAGCTTCGCTCGAGGCGCTCCGTCTCAGAGCTGGAGCTCAAAGACGAGGTCGTCGTCGCCCACGTCGCCGGCGTCGATGAGCGCGTCGGCAAGCTGCAAAGCGTCGTCGAGCACCTCGTCGAGCTGCAAAAGCAGTCGATTCGCATCCAAGAGATGACAGTCGACACGAACGAAAAGCAGACCGAGGCCGTCAACAGCCTCCGCGTGACCGCCTCGCAAGCCCCGGTCATCGAGAAGCTCCGCAAACGGCTCCCCGGCTACGTGATTATCGCGACCATCCTCGCGACGATCCTCGGCGCCTTTCTGCACACCCTCATGACCGAGCTCGGGAAGGGCCACTAGATGCTCGTGTGGCTCGCGACGCACCCCGTGGTCTGGGTGACCGCGCTCGGCATCGTCTGCTCGCTCCTCTACCGCTGGCTCGACGGCTACCCGCGCGCGCACGCGGTCTTTCGCATCATCGCCGCCGCCCTGCCCGGCGACGTGGTTGCGATCCGGCGCGCCGTGCTCGAGGCGATCAATGCCGAGCTCGCGCGGCGCGCCGGCGTCGCACCGGTCGACATCACCATCGTCGTGCCGTCGATGCCGCCACCGCCGGCGATCAACGCCGGCCCCCCGCCCCCTCCGCCCGAGGAGCCTCCGCAATGATCTCGCCGCCTCAGCGGACTCCAACCGACACACTCCCGGAGGCTCTCGCGCTTATCGGCGTCGTCATCCTGGCGATCTGGTGCCTCACGCCCCCCGGCTGCGCCCCGAGCTCGGCCACGCCGCCGATGACCTCGCGCAGCGTGCACATCCCCGTGCGCGGCTGCACCGTCGTCGTCCTTGACCAGGCCGATGGCAGCGAATCCGACGTGTGCCTCAGCGCGGCCGACCTCGAACCCATCGTCGAGGCGCGCCGCAAGGGAGGGCATTGAAATGGAGATCGTGCTCGTCAATCGGTCCTCGATCCTCCAGGACGAGGAGCTGCGGCAGATCGCGCGCGCCGTGCTCGTGCAGCTCACGCAGAGCTTTTGCCCCGCCTGGGATCTGCTCCCCCCGCTCGTGCGCTTCGTGCCCGCCGGCGCCCCGATCAGCAAGGACGCCTACCTCGTTGCGGTCGTCGACAAGGGCGACGTGACCGGGGCGCTCGGCTACCACGATCAGGTCTCGGGCTCGGTCGTCGACGCCTTCATCTTCTGCGAGCCCTCGCTGATGGGCGGGGGCACGAAGATCAAAGACTGCGCGCCCGGCGCGGTGACGATCGCCTCGGTGGTCTCGCACGAGATCCTCGAGATGATCATCGACCCGACCATCAACGCGTGGTGGGACGGTCCGCTCTCGGTCAACGGCCGCGTGTACGCCAGCGTGGCCGCCGAGGTAGGCGATCCGGTGCAGCCGCACACGACCGACGATTTCCACGTCGTGCACCTCGACGGCGAGACCTTCTGGCTCGCGAACTTCATCCTCCCGGCGTGGCGCGACTCGCACGCCGCGAGCGGCCCTTTCGATGCGCTCGGCAAGCTTCAGGCGCCGTTCACGATGACCCCGGGTGGCTACCTGATCGTGCGCAACGCGCCCGGGCTCGAAACGAACGAGTTTGGAGCTCGCGTGACCGCTGCGGCGATCGCGCGCAGCAAGGGCGAATTCGCGCGCCGCTCGCGCGTGAAGGTCCAGGCGTACCGGCAGCGGCCCCGATGGTGACCGTCATGGCGAACGCGCAGCCCAGCACCGCGCCTTGGACCGATGACGACCTCCGTGCGCTCAAGGCCTCGGCGGGGCGCATCGGCACCACGCCGCGCGCGCTGATCGGGATGCTGCTCTCGGAGAGCGAGGCCTACCCGAACCCGAGCCTCATGCACGGCGTGCGCACGCGCCAGGTGCCCGTCGTCGACCCGACGACCGGCGCGATCATCGCCACGAAGACCGAGGAGATCAAACCCAACGCGGTGGGGCTGAATCAGATTCTTCTCACGCTCCTGCCTACGAGCGGCTTCAAGGGAGATTGGAAGGCGTACGAGAGCCTCAGCGTGGGCGCGCAGCTCGTCTACGTCGAGCGATGGATCCAGGCGCGGCCGGGGAAGAAGGACACGGCCTCGGCGCTCTACCTGTCCAACTTCCTCCCGGGCTACATGGCCCACGCGCACGACGATCGCTTCCTGCTCTGCTCGCGCCCGCGCGAAACGAACGACAAGCCGACCGATCACCGCTGGGGAATCCAGCCGCAGTGGTACACGCCGAATTGGCACGCGTTCGATCCCTGGCTGACGAAGGCCCCGCCCCCGCGCGCGACGCACGGAGAGAAGGGCTACATCGAGGTCGCCGACCTCGGGGCGCGCATTGAGCGCGTACTGGCGACGGCGCGCGGCAAGGCCTTCCTGGCCGCCCTCGACCGGCTCGACGCCGATCCGCACGCGCCGACCGAGCCCGCGCCCCCGCGCGCCTCGGTGCCCCCGCCGCTCGTCGCCGAGGGCCCGCCCGAGCCCCCCGACGACGAGGGCTCCACGTGACAAAGCCCCGACTCCCTCGCGGGGGTCGGGGCTTTCGTGTTTTTGTGCGGCGCTTACGCGCGCTGGAGCGAGTCGTGGGACGTGAGAAGACTGCGCCCCGTCGAATCCGCGTCCCAACGCACGTACGAGGCGCCGACGCCCCACGCGCGAGCAACCGTCCCCTCGCTGCCATCAGCAATCTCGAAATCCTCGGTGACGTAGATCACGTCACCGTCTGCGCGTACGCGCGTACCGGGATCGAGCGTCTCCAGCATAAGCGGCGCGATGCTCATCCTTCACCTCGAAGCTGGGCGCGCGCGTCTTCATGAGCGGCCTTGCGCGCGGCCTGAAAGAGACGATGCCACAATTGTCGCTCCGAACGCGGTCTTTCGGAGGCGAGCGCACCACCGCACGCGATGTTGAGCAACGCGTCGAGCTGCTTCTCGGTGAGCGATACGGATACCTTGATACGTCGAACACTCATCGCGGTGCCTTCCGCGCTTGCCGCGCGCGCTTGATCATCGTGCCGAACAGGTCTTTTACCCACGGAGCGGGCTCGGGTGCGTCGCGCAGCTTCTCGAGGTCCCACGTGTCGTCTGGACACACCTCGTGCCGTTCACCGTCGTCGGTCGGGACCCGGAACGGGCCGCGGAGCGGCTTCCCGCACCGCGTGCACAACGAAGGCTTCGGCTCGGTCGAGAGATCGCCATCCTCCTGCGCGACGAGGTTCGCCACCGCGACGAGGATCGCGGCGAGCAGCTCGCGGCGCTCACCCGCGTCGAGCGTGTCGATGTCTTCGAGCTGCGCGAGCACGGCGCTATTCAAGGCTCTCGGGAAGCGGAATCATAGCGTGCACCCGTGGGCTGCGCGGTCGATGACCGCGATGTTCTTGAACGAGACGCGCACCGACCCCGCCTTCGTGAACGGCACGGCGAGGATGCTCCCGCCCACCTTCACGGGCGCGATGGTCATCGAAAGCGCCGATGCGGTGTCTTCGGGCGACGCGACCTCGATGAGCCCCTTGGCCTGGTTGCAGCGCGCCTCGCTGCGGTACTCCGCGCCGCTGAACGAGTGCGACGGCACGGTGTACGTGAGGACGATGGCCTTGCCGACCTCGCCCTCGGGAACGCTGGAGAAGACCACGTCGAGGTCATTGCCCGTGTCGCCGTAGCGGACGGCGTAGACGTAAGGGAAGAGCGCGGCAGGGTCGCCGGCGGTCCACGCGGGCGCGTTCGGGGGGTTCGTGATCGACCACGTCGGGGCGTTCGGATCGGCCGCGTCGACGTCGGCCCCCGCGTCGGGGCTGGCCGCGTCGGTTGCCGGGGCGGCGTCGGGTCCAGGCGGGCTCGCGGCGTCCGTCTCGGGGCTCGCTGCGTCCCCCGCGTCGGAGCCCGTAATGGGCGGCGTAGCGGCGTGCTTCGGCGCGTCGTCGCCCCCGCTGCAGCCCCCGAGGGCGAGCGCTACCGTCACAATCACCCCTCTCAGCATGAAGACACCTCCAGACGTCCTAGCGTCACTCCATCGACGCCTCATCGCACGCCCCAACGTTCGAGCCGCTCAAGCGCGTAGCCGTACGCGACGAGCGTCAGAAGCGCGAACGCGCCACGTAGCCCCGGAAAACTCCACATCATCGGCCAACCTCCTCAGCAAGACGCCACGTGTTGTCGCTCTCGCGCACAGCCCAGTCCTTCTCTTCGGCCCAGCGCAGCGTGCGCGTCACGCGCGCCGCGGTGTAGCCCGTCGCAGTCGCAAGCTCGGCGATGGTCTGTCGCGAGCGCTCGCGGAACGCGTTGCAGAGGGCAGCCCACATGATCACGTGGTTGCGCTCCGCGCGCGTCGACGTCGTGAGCGCGTCCGCGTCGCGCAGCGCGCGATCCGCGGCGCTCGGCGCGGGCACCCAGATGCCCGCCGTGTTGGGCTCGCGCATCGTGAGCGTGTAGATGTTGACCCTGCGACGGTGGCTGTAGACCTCCACTCGCCCGAAGCTCGGATGGCTCACGCGGTAACCGTCATCGGGGTCGCGCAAGAAGCCCCCGGCGCGCAGCACGTCGCGCACGCTTTGCGTGGCTGACAGGTGGATCACCGTCTCAGTCCCGCGCGTCAGATTGCGCACGACCCACTCGGGCGCCTCGGGGAGAGCGGCGATCACGAAGCGCACGCGCCCCGTCGTGCTCTGCTCGCGCACGAAGCAAACGTCGCCCGAGGTCGAGAACGTGACGAACAGCTTGTCGACGGGCGGACAGTCGACGCACGCACTCGTTGCGGCCCACGTCGCGACGCACTGGGCGTCGAGCGTTGCGCCCTCGTCGAGTCGCAGACGCACGTGATTCCAGTCGCCCGCGACGAGAAAGCGCCCCGGCTCGGGGTTCACGGCGACGCGGTAGAAGCGCTCGGTCATCGCGTGCCCCCCGCGTAGTACGAGGCGACAGGCGGGGTCGCGTCGTAGATGAAGCCACGGATGCCCCTCGCGGGGCCCTTCCACGAGGCGGGCTTCAGAATCGAGCCGTCGGTCGTGTCGATGAAGCAATGCACGCAACGCTGGCCCGGCGCGTCGATGCGTACGACGCGCACGTACCGCTTGCCCCGCTCGACGGTGAAGACGGGCTTGGCGAGCGTCGGGAACTTGCTCGCGTAGTAGTCGTCGCTCGCGTTTTGCACGGCGAGCAGGAAGGCGACGAGGCTCTTTTCGAAATGCTCGCTCATCACTGATCCTCCGCGTCGCGAAACGCGAGATTCATGGCCCCCTGCTCGGCCCACTTGGCGAGCAAGCGATCGAGCGCTGCGCCCTCGGTGACGATGCGGCGCACATGCTTGCCCGGACCGCGCAGCCCCGGGATGTACGCGGCGACTTCAATGCGGCGCTTCATCAGCACATCCCCCAGCGCTGCGCGAGGCGACGCGAGACGGTCACCTTCGAGACGGTCGCGGGACGCCCGTAGCAGGTGTGCGAAGACGCGAACGTCTCGGCGAGCGCTTCTCGGCGGAAGCGCGCAATCACGGTCCCGTCGCCCGCGGGCCCCTCTCGGTCGGTGTCGTGCAGAACCTCAAACACGGTTACGGGCTTCGACATCGGAAACATCGCTTTCTGTCGGCGCTCAGCGCGTCATCGACAATCAATAAACTAGCAGTGCTAGAAAGTGGCGCAAACGAAACTGGGCGTAATTGCCCACAAAAACGACCCCTCGCGCACTTAGGCGTTCGAGGGTTTTCGGCTTGACTCCCTGCTACGCGCTCCACGCGAAAAGCTGCCTGCCCGACCCGTGCGCGGTGTAGCGCAGCGCGCTCGCGAGCAGGCGCGCGTCGAAGCCGTGCGCGGCGTAGCCGGCGCGAATGCGCTCCACGTAGCGCTCGCTCGGCGGCGCAAGCAGCGCGCTCGAACGCTGCACATAGACGTAGGCCGAGAGCAGGCGCTTGCGGTAGCGGACGCGCATCGTGCGCCGCTCGTACATCGAGCCCTCGAAGCGATCGAGCCGCGCCAGCTCGGCATCGTTCAGCGCGTAGAGCAGCCCCGGCGCGTAGTAGGTCGGGGCCTCGTCGAGCGTGGCCACGCCTCCATCCCAGCGGGCCGAGTGCCCCGCGAACGCGAGACGATGCCCACCGAGCCCCGCGCGGCCGATCACGTAGTGACTCGGGCAGCGCTCGCGCATCTGCGGGCCGAAGAGGTTCGACCCGTAGGCGAAGACGTTCCACCACGTCACGACTACAGACCCCCGGTCTTCGCGCGTCGCGCGAGCAGCGCCGCAAGCATCTCGTACACCTTCGCCCGGATCGGCGGCGTCAGCTCGTCGATCTCGTCGAGCCCCTCCTCGACGAGGTAGATGGCGCTGAATACGCGCGCGGCGCTCACCTCCGCGCCGGCGCTCCCGACGCAGGCGGTCAGGATCGTCTCTTTTTCGCCGAGGTTCATCCCTTCACCTCGCGGGCCGCGCGACGACCCGCGGCGGTCAGCGTGTAGCGCGCATGTTCGTCGATCTCGCCGATGCTTGCGCGATGCACATCCACGAGGGCAGGCCTCATGCGCGCCATCGCCTCGCACGCCTCGACGCGCTCAAAGGCCGAATCGGAATCCTTCCATTCCGGGATGTCGCGCAGGCGAACGTGAAAGTGCCCTTGGGCGTGGAGAAAATTGAGCGCGCGTAGCTGTTCTACGGTGAGATTCATCCCTTCACCTCGCGGGCCATGCCCTGCTCGACGTACGTGCGCACGAGCGCCTCGGCGAGCTTCTCGTCGCTGAGCCCCTCGGCGTCGCGCGCGACGACCACGCCCGCTTGCCCGATCTGCGCGCAGGCCCATTCGAGGTACTCGCGCACCGTGCGCGTCGGCGCGAAGCTGCGCTCTCGCCACTCTTGGGCGATCTGCAGCGCGGTCCCCACGTACAGACGTTCGTCCATCTCAATCCGCATGGTCGTTCTCTCCTTGCTGCGCCCAGTCCCCCGAGGCGACCTCGGGAAGGCGGGCCGAGTCACGTTGATAGATGTACGCCTCCACCTTCGCGAAGCCATGGAGGCGCACGGGCTCGCGGCGGTACATGTACGGATGCCCTTCGAGACGATCGAGCCGAAGGAGCGTCTCGTCGTCGACCTCGTAGACCTCGCCCACGACGCGCGACGTGCCCGCGAGCATGCCCGGGCAGCCCCCGAGCGAGACCATGCGATACGCGCGCGCCGTGCGCGCCTCCCCGAGAAAGCGGGCCCCCGCGAGAAGGCGGTGATTGCCGAAGCCGCGACGAAGGGTTCCGTATACGAAAACGCGTGTCATGTTGCTCCCGTCGATGATTCTAGCACAGCTAGTCGGTCCGTAATGAGGCGATGAGCCTCCATGCGCGTCAGCCAGCGACTCGGTCGGAAGGTCCACGTGTCGACCTCGTACACGTCGAGCGCCCAGCGGGTCACGACGACGCCGAAGACGACGCGCGTGCACCCCGGGTGAAGGGCGCGCAGCTCGCCCAGGAGGCGCACGTCGCGCGGCAGCGAGGCCACGCGGCGCGCTTCGATGCGGTCGGCAAGCTTGCGGTTCACTGCGACCCCCCTTCCCCGCTGCCCTCGTTCGCGCGAGCGCGCGCACGCGCGGGGTTGCTCGACGTGCCCGGCAGGTGCTCGAAGAGGTGCAGCCGCGCGGTCTTGAATTCATCGCCGTTGAGCCCGAGGCGCGTCACGAGGTCGCGCATGCGGTACTTGACGGTCACGGGGTCGAACGCCTTGATGGTCGGCGACACGCGCGTCGCCGTCGTGGCGTACGCGAGCAGCGCAAGACAGAGCTGCACGTACGCCTTGATCTTCCCGGCGTGCGTCGTGCCCTCGAAGTAGCGGAATTCCACGGTCCCTCGGAAGAAGTGTGAATTGAGATTGAGGCCGTGGTAGCGCGTTCGGTCGTAGCGCGACGGGGTCGCGTACGATGAGCCGTACCAAGCGGCCATCATTTGCTCGCGCGTCGCGTTGCCGCGCATGCGCAGCGCCTCGGTCATGAAGCGCGCGGGCACGGGCTGGCAGAAGCGATCGCGACGTTCTGCGCGAACGCCGAGCGCGTGAAAGAGGACGGCTTCGTGCGCGTGCACGATGCGCGCGAGACGAATCACGCCCGCGTAATCGAGCCCCGACGAGCCCACGTGCACGTGAATGCCGCACTTCTCGGTCGCCTTCGCGCCCGCGGCGCGCGCCGCACGCACGACGTTCTGCAGCAGGTCGAGATCCTCGTAGCGAAGAATCGGCGAGACGATCTCCGTGTGCGCCCCCGGCAGCGAGCCGTCGTGCTGACACTCCCAGACGCGGCCGTCGGGCATGTGCAGACGTCGGCCATCGACGACCCACCCGAACGTGCTCCCCAGCGCTCGGGCCATCTGCTCTTGCCCCACCCCCACCGTCTCGACCTCGATCCCGAAGCGGAGGGTCTTCATCAGCGCGACTGCGTTCGCCATCGTCATGTCGCTGAAACTAGCAGTGCTAGAAAGTGGCGCAAACGAAGGAAACCCGGGGTTTCCTTCACGGCGCAGCGGGAAGTGCGCGGGTGCCCGGGCGAATCACGGCGCAAAAAAAACGTGACGATTTCGCGTCACGCGTTTCTCTTGCGCCGCGATGGGCGGGGTGTCAGTGCGCGCGCCGGCCCGGGATTCGCGCCTGTCGGCGCAGCTTCGCGGCGTACTTCTGCAGCTTGGCCTGGCGCACGTTCCGATAGAACGTGAACCACGAGATCGCGAGCTCCTCGGCCGCGGCGGTCATGTTGCCGTCGTTGCGCTCGAGGGCGAGCCGTATCTGCTCCTCGGCGAGCCGCCGCAGCTCCGGGTCGTCGGAGTTGAGCTGCACGGTGAGCGGCTTGCGCAGGTTGTTCTGCCCCGGCTTCATGCGGGACTTGCCTTCTTTGCGAGGGGCCATGGACAGCGTCACCCTATCACCTCGAACTTGCCGCAGGGAGTTAGCTGCGGACCAGCGAGAATCACGCCGCTTCGCTGCGTCCCCACTGAGAAACGGACGTCCACGACGCGGCGGGAGAGCACGCCGCTGCGGAAAATAGCGGCAATCACCGCGCTCCGCGTCAACGCCGAGAGCCGCGCCTCCCACGAAACGCGGCGCGGACCGACGTCGGAGAAGCGCACAAGCACCTCAGAACGGGAGGTCATCGCCGTCGCCGTCCTCCTCGAAAACGGGCTCCGAGGACATGGCGGGCGGGACCGGAGTGGGCTCCGGCTCGGGCGGGGGCTTCTCGTTCAGAAGCCGCAGCGCCTGCGCCCCGCCCCCGAGGAGCGTGCGCAGCGTCGCCTCCACGCGCGCGAGGCGCGTCTCGAGGCTCTGGAGCTGCTCGTCACTCGCCATAGACCACCCGCTTTCTCTTCTTCAGCGCCCCCACGGCGCGGAGCTGCTCGCGCGCGGCGGCCGCGTCCGTGCCGAGCTTCTTCCAGCTCGTCACGCGTTCGATCTTGTTGGCGAGTCCGAGCGCTTCGAGGCGTTCGACTGCGCCCGGCACGGTGAGGTCGGGCGTCTCGACCTCCTGCTCGTGGCGAGCGTACGGCTTGCCGTTGAGGCGGGGAGGAATGGGCCCGTGCGCGTCCACGAATGCGTGGAGCGTCTCGTGCGCCGTCTCGCTGTAGGCGTCGATGATCTTCACGAAGTCGACGAGGGCGCTCGCCTGCTCGCGCGTCTGCAAGTCGAGCGTGAGGCGAAGCGCCTTGACCAGACCCGGCCGCAGAAGTGCCATGGGCGCCACGAGCACCTGCGTCGCCGGACAGGCCGCGAGCGCCGGGCACCAGTGCTCGGTGCAGTGCTTGCCGGGGTTCGGCTCGGCCGACGCGATCGCGCGGAAGAGCCCGAGGATGCGCTCGCGCGCCTTCACGAGCATCTCGGCCGTAAAGAGGACTTCGCTCAGCTCGACGCCGGAGGGGCGCACGTGGGCGATGACGATGAGCGCCTCCTCGCAGCCGTGCGCGCTCGCGGCGGCGCAGGCCTGCGCGGCAAGCTGGAGGTTCTCGGAGGCCTCGCCCACGTGGCCGCCGAAGCCGAACTTCCAATCGAGCACGGCGACGCGCTGCCCGGGGACGGGCTCCCAGACGAGATCGAGCGTGCCCGGCGTGTAGCCCGGCGGGCACGTGCGGTAGTCGCGGTGATACTCCGTGCGGAGGCGCTTGGCGTGGCCCGTCTCGAAATTGATCGCGTACGCGGCCTCGGCGCGCCAGTCCGCGCGGCGGTTCAGGGCGATGAAGCGCCTCCCCTCCTCGACGGCAGCCTCGAGATCGGCGCGGTCGTTCGGGTTGACCTCGTGCTCGTCGGCGACGTCCTCGAAGGAGTAAAACTCGCGGGCGACCTCCAGCTCCAGGCAGCGGTGGCCCGCACGCCCCATGCGCTGGTCGTCGTTGTCGCTGTCCTTCCGCGGCACCTCGGGGCGGGCGAAATACTGACACGCGCCAAGCAGCGGGAGCGCGGAGAAGGAAACAACGGGCATCATCGGCACATCCCGTTCGCCAAGGCGGTGAGCGCGCGCTCCTCGGCGCGCAGCACGAGCACCGTGCGGGCGTTCTTCCGCGCGATGCCGCTCGTCAGCTCGGAGGACCACGCGGCGCCGATCGCGCGCCGGCGCCCCTGTCGAATGCGCACGATGGCCGAGAGAGGCCGACCCGCGTTGTCGTATTCGACCTCGGGGTCCTCGCGATCGAAGCGGCCGATCTGCGCGCGCAGAGTTTCGAGCGGGGTCAAAGCTCGCCCCCTTCGGCCATCGTCGTGCTGATGAGCGGGCGCACGGCGGCCGGCGTGTGGTGCTCGCAGTACCCCGGGTACAGCGTGACGTCGCCGCGTCGAATGGGGCGCAGGATGATGGCGCTGATGCACGACGCACCGCAGATCCGGCACTTCAGATCCGTGATGATGTCGTAAAGGTCGTCGGTGTTCATGAGGCGTTGCCCGCCCGCGCGCGCAGCTTCTTCACCTTGTCGTTCCACGCGCGCAGGAGCGCGTCGCGATCCTCGTCGAGGATGTGGCCGGCCTTGTACTCGGTGCCGATGCGACCCGTGAACGCGTCGCGCGCCTCCTTCGTGAAGAAGTCGCTCTCGCGCTCGTCCATCTCGCGCAGGAACGCGGCGGCGAGCTGCGCGCTCTTCTGCGCGAGCTGCGGCGGCGCGGTCGTGGGGGGCGAGACGACCTCGCCGGTCACCTCGTTGTGCGCCGGGGTCGCCGCGCCCAGCGACGCGCCCACGCGCGGCGTGTCGCCCTCGCTCTCGCGATCGAGCTTGCCCCACTCGGCCTCTTCGGTGAGGCCGCTCGTCTCCTCGGGGAAGGCCATGCGATACGCCGCGGCGGTCGCGCACTTGGCGATCATGAGGCGCGGCTTCTCTGCCCACATCTTGGTGAGCCCGCCGTTGCGCTTCGTCTGCGCGAATTCGGAGAAGTACGCCTCGCCGACGAAGGAGCGCGAGATGTCCTTCCGGAACACCTCGACGGTGCACTTGTAGATGTCGCCCTTAGTGGTCTCCTCGAACGTCGGCTTGCCCTCGCCGTCCCACTGGCCCGTGCGCTGGGCGATCAAACGAAAGCCGCTGATGCCGACCTGAAAGGCCCAGCGCTCTTCCTTCGTTTGCGTCTCGGGGTCCCACGAGCTGCGTTTGACGAAGTGGATCTGGCCGAGCAACGGGTTCAGGCGTCGGATCGAGGCCACGCGAATGAGCGTGCGGAATTCCACGTCGCTCGCCTGCGGACAAATCGTCCGTCTGATGAGGTCGATGTCCTCGGGCGAGAAGAAGTCAGAAGACGCCGCGGTGTTGGTCATGAATGGCCCCTTTTTCGAAGCCAACAATACACTAGCAGTGCTAGAAAAATCAACGCGAAACGGCACGATAGGCGTACGATTGTCAAGCCTAAAGACGTCCTCGCGTCCTGCGGGGGTTGAGGGGGTCTGCGGGGGTCGTCCGTTCCTCCCGCTCCAACATTCACCCTTTGAAATTCACCAGAGGTGGCTGAAACAACCCCTGCAACCCCTGCAACCCCCGCACGGGCTACGGGGAACGGATCGAGGCCGCTCTACAGGCTCACGAACCGGTGACGCGGGCCTCGGGGGCCCAGACGCCGACGCGCAGCCGATAGCCGCTCTCGGGCTCGGCGCGCTGCATCGGGCGCAGCCAGCCGAGCTGACGGAGGCGCTCGCGGGCGACGCGGACGGGCACGCGGAAGTAGTCGGCGACGGCGACCGGTTGCAAGCGCGCCGTGAACGGGACGAGCACCTCGTACGGCATCGCCAACGTGAGCGCGAGCTCGGCGGCGTCGAAGCACCCCTGGCCGTAGTAGGCGGCGAGCCCCTCGAAGGCGGCGAAGTTCAGCTCGCGCGGCGCGAGCCCTTCGCGGAGTCGCAGGACCATCCTCCCCTCGTCCGTCGACTCCAGCATCCAGTCGGCGCGCGCGAGGCGCTCCACGCCCAATTCCCAGCCAAGACCGGCCGCGAGCCGCGGGCCCGATGTAGGCTCTTGGATGGGGAGATGGGCGGCGCAGCGGAGGAAGCGCGCGAGGGTCTCCACGCTGCGACTTGTGCCATGCGCGGCACCTGAAGGACAAGCGCAGCGGCGAGCGCGAGCGCAGGAAGTTTGCGCCGCAGTGCGGCTAACGCGCGCGTTCGACGAGGTGAAGGAGTTCGGCGGTCGTCAGGTTCGATTTGCCGAGGGTCCCGGCTTGGTGCTGGCGCTGCCAGTCGACGGCCAGCTCGATCCATTCCAGCTCGCTCCGTTCGTCGGAGTGCTGAAGGCGCATGCGACGAAGGCGGCGCATCACCTCGGGGGCGAGCAGGCCTTCGAGCCGGCGCAGGGCGCTCACGAGGGTCGGCGAGCGGTTCGCGTCGGCGTCCAGCTCGGCGATCGGCATCTTCGAGTCGACGAGGTCGAGTGCGTGGCGCAGGCCGAAGAGGTTCGCGACCCGCTCGGCCGTCTTCATGCTCGCCTGGTTGTGGCCATAGACGATGGCCGACACGGCGGGCTGCGAGCGCCCGAGGGCGCGCGCAAGTTCCGACATGTTGCCGCCGAACCGGCGGTTCAGGAGCAGGCCCATCGCCTGCCGCACGCGATCGGCCTGCACGAGGGTGAGCTCGTGCTCCACGACCTTGCGCGCGCGCGGCTGCGGCATGATCGGCGCCTCGCCCCCCGCCAATTCGAGCTGAGACATCGCCTTTCCTTTCATCTTGCCAGCCCCATGAAGGGACGCCTATAGGATGCTAAAGCCCCATGGTCGACACCAAATCGCGCGTGGCCCTCATTCGGTGGATCGAGAAGGACCCGCGCCGGCGCACGCACCGCTTCATCAACAAATCGCTTGGGCTCAACGCGCGTTCGAACGTGCGGAAGTGGCTCCTTGGGCTCACGCGGCCCGAGGCGCACATGCGCCTGGCGCTCGAATACCTGACCGACGGCGAGGTCGAGGCCTCGGGCTGGATGACCGACGCGGAGCGCGCGCTCGTCGAGCGCCTGCGCACGGAGCACGCGCGCGGTCCGACGATCGTGCACGCGTCCACGCGCACGCACCGCGAAGCCGCGGGCATGTAAGCGACTGGGTCCCATCGCCGCGGGCGAGAGTAGCACTTTAGTTTCCCGAACCGCAAAGCGAACGAAAGCGACGAAGACGATGAGCACTGACCGTCCCATTGCCGAGAGCCGCGAAGGGGTCAAGGACGAGCGCGCTCCGGCTCGATTGACCGAGGGCGAGGAGCTGCTTCTGCTCTGGCAGGACTTCAACGCCGACGAGCGTCAGGTGATGCTCTCGCTCGCGCGGCGTCTGCACGCGGGCCGGCGCGCCTACAGACCGCTCGACCTCGCCGGCGACCCGCGCGACTGGATGAAGGAGCGGGACGCCGAGCTGGAGGACTCGCTCATCTACACGACCTTCGAGGCGCTCAAGCGACGCGCGCACGGGGGGCGCGGGTGAATGCTCTCGCGCTCGCCGTGGCGTCAACAGGCGACACTCGTCCTTGCCCGCGTGTTATGGGCGACGGAGAACGCAACGCCATCCGTACGCGCGAAGGCTCTGCGCGACGCCTACCCCTTCGGGGAGCGCCGCTATTGGCCGTACCGCGTGTGGCTGGACCAGCTCGCGCGCATGACGGGGCGAAAGCCTCCGCTCGGCACGCGTCGTTCGTCGAGGTCGCTGGATCGGGTTGACCCGCGCCAGTTGCCTCTGTTTCCGTAGTGCCCTCGCCCGTCAAGGGGACGGTCGAGGTTACCGACAAAAGAAGAAGCGAGCGGTTACGCCCCTGCCAGGGCCCGCTCGCTCCATGGAGTCTGAGATGAGTGAACGCACCTTCGCGCGTCCGGGTGACGCGCGCAACGTTTTTACGCAGGTTTTCGCAAATTCAATCCTGACTTTTAAGATTCGTCACGCGCATGGAAGGTTGCTCGAGGAAACCTCCATCACGGCGCGCTCGGAACGTAAGGGGCTCAAGGCCGGGTTTGCGAAAGGCGGTGCGCGATGAGCGGCCGCATCCGAAGCATCAAGCCCGAGCTGAACGAGGACGCCGTCATCGCGGGGCTCGATGACTTCGCGTGGCGTCTGTACGTGTCGCTCAAAACGAGGGCCGACGACTACGGCAACCTGCCGGGGCACCCCGCGCAGCTCCGCGGTCACACCTTCTGGGCGCGCCCCGAGGTGACCGACGAGCACGTCGCCGCCGCCATCGACGACCTGCTCCAGGCGCGCCTCGTCGTGCTCTACGCCGTCGAGGGCAAGGTCTTCCTGTCCATCACCGGCTGGGCCGACCAGGAGCGCGTCGTTCATCCGGGCAAGCCGCGCGTGCCGGGGCCGAGCGACGCCGGAGTGGTTCGCCTCCAGTCGGCCGCACAAATCTACGGGCAAACCGTCATTCGCGAGACCCTCGCGCCTCTCTCGCGAGAGTCTCGCGAGACTCTCGTCTTGGATCCGATCACGATCCGAGGGGAGGGGACGCGCGAGGCGCGCACGGACGAGGCGACGCTCGACCCGCGCGCGCACGCGCGTAAGAGCGAGCCCCATGCCATCCCCTCCCCCCCCGAGAGCACGGAGAGCTTCGCAGAGTCCCCGGAGGAGTCGGGCGTCTTCCTTCGGCCCGCCGCCGTGAAGGCCTCTCCCGCGCCCGAGAACGCGCCGGAGGCTTCGACCCCGCCCCCCGCGTCTGCGGACCCGTTTGACGCCCCTCTCACGTTCCCGCTGGCCTCCAAGAAGGCCGACCTCCTGCTCCTGCCGCGCTACGCGGCGGGCATCGAGCGCGCCCTCGGCGAGGGCTCCCGCTGGGTCGACAAGCCCTTCGAGGGGCAGCAACTCCTCCGCGTGCTCGACCGCTTCGCGCCCGAGCTGGCGGGGCTCGGCGTGAAGGCCATCGGCGAGCGCCTCGAGAAGGCCGCGATGGAGTTCGTGCGCGCGACCCGCACCGACGCCAGGCGCAAGCCGGGCTATCGCCTCGACGACTTCGAGAATTGGCTCGGCGAGGGCGGGAGCAAGCACCTCACGCGCGCGCCCAAGGTGCTCGCGCCCAAGCCGCTTGTGAAGACCGAGCCCGCCCAGGAGGAGCGCGGTTGCACGCCCGAGGAGCTGCGGCGCCTCGTTAGGGAGAAGGCGCCCCACATCGCGAAAGCGCTTTACGGGTGAACCGTTCCGACGGCCGCATCCCGCCCCACGACCTCGAAGCCGAGGCCGCGGTGCTGGCCGATGCGATGATCGACGCCAGCGGGTTCGACGAAGTCGCCGAGCTGCTTCGGCCCGATCGCTTCTACGCCGAGGCGCACGCGCAAATCTGGGCCGCGATGGAGCGGCTGCGCGAACGCGGCTCGCCGCTCGACCTCGTGACGGTCGGCGGCGAGCTGAAACGGGTCGATCGCATCGCGCAGGTCGGGGGGCTTGGCTACCTCACCGACCTGCTCAACGCGACGCCGGCGCCCGCCAACAAGCGGGCGCACGCCGAGCGCATCGTCGAGTGCTGGCGTCTGCGGCAGATCGGGCTTACGTGCCAGGAGGCCGCGGCCCGTGTCTACGCGGGCGGCGCGCACTCGGCGACGCTTCTCGATGCGACCGAGACACGCCTCATGGCCATCGGCGCGACGGGGCACTCGGTGCGCGGCGAGCGCATCGGTCCCCTCGCCGCGCGCGTCGTCTCGGACCTCATCGAGGCGCAGAACCGCGGCGAGGAAACGACCGGCATCCCGAGCGGGCTCGAAGGCTACGACGCGCTCACCGGGGGCTTTCATCGCGGTGACGTCACCGTCATCGCGGCGCGCCCGGGCATGGGCAAGACGAGCTTCGCGCTCTCGTGCGCGCTCGCCATCGCCGATCCGGCGCGTGATCCACCGGACCGGCCGCGTCTCGCCACGGCGTTCTTCTCGCTGGAGATGCCGCGCGAGCAGCTCGCCCACCGGCTCGTGTGCATGCAGGGCTCGGTCGACGTCGCGCGCCTTCGCCGGCTCAAGTCGGTGACCGATCGCGACTGGTCGAAGCTCATCTCGGCGACCGATGCGGTGAAGCTTCATCGCGTCGACATCGACGACACCGCGGCGCTCGCCGTCACCGAGCTCCGCGCGAAGGTGCGTCGTCGACGCGCCGAGTGCGCGCGCGCCGGCGAGGAGCTCGCCGTGGTGTTCATCGACTACCTGCAGTTGATGCGCGAGCCGGGCGAGTCGCATCGAGAGCGCGAGGTGAGCGCCATCAGCCAGGCGCTAAAAGCGCTCGCGAAGGAGCAGCAGGTCGCCGTCGTCGCCCTGTCGCAGCTCAATCGCGCCGTCGAATCGCGCACCGAGAAGCGTCCGCTCCTCAGCGACCTCCGCGAGAGCGGCGCCATTGAGCAGGACGCCGACAACGTCGTGTTCCTGTATCGACCGGCGTACTACGCGCGCCTCGCCGGCGACTCGATGAGCGTCGAGGACGCGGAGGTGGCCGAGGTCATCGTGGCCAAGCAACGCAACGGGCCCACGGGAACCGTGCTCGTGCGCTTCGAGGAGGCCTATGCGCGGTTCACGAGCCGGGGCGGCGTTTTCCCGCGCGGACAGGCGGCCGAATAGGGGAATCGCGCTTTAGGTTTCTAGCAGTGCAAAAGATGGCTGCATGAACACCTTTTTCTCGACGTCCCATGCTTTGGCCGTGTAGGAGCCGGAAATGGGGGTAACGACGAGTGCACAACCGGTGCGGGTGCTGGGCATCGACGTGGGACCGAAGACATGCGGGTGGATGGTTCTGACCACCGAGGGCCGCGGGGGCGCACGCTACGTTGCGGCCGGAAATTGCCTGTCACGATATCGAACGATCGAGACGCTGCTCGACGACTACGCGCCGAGCGCGGTCGCCATCGAACTGGTGAGCTGGCACGCCCGCTCGGACGCCTCCCCTGTCGCGATCCGCGCGATGGCCGATCAGCTTCTGCGAACGCAGTACGTCGCCTCGGCGATCTGCGGGCAAGCGAGGGCTCGAAAGCTTCGTGTTTTCGAGATGCCCGCGCGCGTCTGGCGAAAGGGGCTTCTGTCCGACCCGTCAGCGAGCGACGCTGCGGTCAAACAGGGGCTTACGTTCTTATTGCGATTGCCGTCTCGGACCAATGCCCATCAGCGCGATGCGGGTGGGGTGGCGTTGGCCGCGGTGCGCCTTTTGGCGAACGGAAACGGAGGAGGACCCTATGCAAGTAGCACCTATTACAGCGATGAACCCGATCGCGAGCGAGCTGCAAAAAATCACGGCGCTCGTCGTCTGCACGGACGAAGCGCTCTTTCGACGTAATCGCATCTACGACAAGTTGGAGCGCATTGGGGTAAAGACCAAACGCGTTGTCCGCGGCAGCAGCGCCGAGAACGTCGACGTCTCGACGTTCGACGTGATCGTCTTCATCGAGGACGGGATGCAGACGGCGGTGCGCGAGCGGGTGCTCGCGGTGGGCACGCGCTCGGGCAAGCCGTGCGTGCCCATCACGCATCAAACGTCGGGGCACGGCTGGCAGCGGCTCGAGGAGCTCGTGCGAACGCGCGGGGTCATGATGGGTGTTGCCCCGCTCGCGCCCGAGCCCGCCGTGATGCCTCGCCGACTGTCGCTGACCCCGCCTCCCCCACCCGAGAGCAAACCGTCTTATCCCGAGTCCGGCGTGATGCCGGTCGCGGCGAAGGTCGCCGAGGAGGCCGAGCAACTGGCGGCCCTCTACTGCAACGAAGCCGAGGAGGCGCGGGCGGCTCTGAAACAGGCGAACGAGCGCATTCGTGAATTGGAGGAAGAGATGCGGAAGAACGCGGACGGGAAGACGGATTGGCGCGCCAAATTCCTCGAGATGCGCGGGCGCGTGGGCACGCTCACGAACCAACTCAACGAGGCGAACGCGAAGCTCGAAGGCAAACCGGTTGAGGAGCTTCCTGCCGGCCCGATGACGCTGAAGATGCGTCGCTTGCAAGCGCGCGTCGACGAGCTGGAAGCCGCGCTTGCCAAGCGAGCGAGCGCGCCCGTCGCGCCGGGATTCTCGCGTGCGGACGCCCGCACGAAGATCCTCTCCACGTTCGAGACCGATGATCCCATCGCCCGCGTGGCCCTCGCCCTGCTGAAGGTGACCGACGAGCAGGGGCAGGTGCGTGCGTCGAAGCGAACGCTCGCCGAGGAGTTGGGCATGGCCGCGACGACCGTGCACCGCCTCGTGAATCGCCTCGTCGAGCGCGGGCTTTTGCGGGAGCGCGAGCCGGCCGCCGGCCCCGTCGGCTCCCTCTACGAATTCACGATCGGGCGTGAGCACGACAACAAGTGCGAGATCGCCGCCCTCACCGAGCAGCTTCGCATCGCCAACGAAAAGCTCGCGAAGGCCTCTACGGCTTCGCACCCGCTGAACGGCTCGACGGAGAGGGGTCGGAGAATCGCGGAGGCGTGGGTCGATGAGATCATCGACGCCAAGCACGGCATGACGAAGTTTTGCGAGATGCTCGGGATCACGGTCGGGCGATGAGCGAGTGCAGGGCGTGCCTGACGGAGCAGGAGGCTCCGGTTGGTGGCTCAATTGCGGAGGCCTGGTTGCTCGGTTTCTTGCGTGGCTGTCTCGCTCACGCCGAGAACGACCACAGCCTACGCCTCTGCGCGGAACACGCGCGCTTCGTCTCCTACGTGTTGAAACACGCGTACCAGGAGATCGCCCCGCCCGATGTCGAGGTCGTCTCATGACGTGCCTCGCCTGCAACGCCACGCGCAACGCGCCGACCGGCTCGACCCGCGAAGACTGCTGGCTGCACGGCTATCTCTCGGGCCTGATCACCGGTCTACGGCTCGCCGAAGGCGCCGCCGACACGACTCTCGCGAAGATGAACCTCGAGTTGTGCGCGCGTCACGGCGAATTCGCGCAGGTCATGTTCGAAAACGCGAATGCGCCCGAGGGCCTCTACGTCCACAGCGTCAGCGTCCCCTCCGGAAACTAGCGCGATGCGAGCCCGCGACTTCCAGCCGGGTCGGCCCGCGCCGACCCGGAAAGCCGTCGCGCGCCTGAGCGCGGAGCATCAGCAGTTGCTCCGCGTCCTGCGCGCCCGCATGTCCTACCGCGCGCTCGCCGACCTCCTCGGCGTCGGTCCCGTCACGGCCTGCGACCTCGCCGCGTCGGGCATGGCGACCGAGCGCACCATCGAACGCGTGCGCGTGCGACTCGACGAGCTGCTACGGCAGAGCCAAACCTAGGCTATAGACCTAAGAGATTTTCGGTGGCAGTTTCTTGCTGTCCTCCCTCGCGTTGGAAGGACACGGGAAAGGGACCCCCGCCATGAACACCGCGTGCACCTTCCTCGCGATCTCGGTCGCCGCGATGGATGACCTCGACTGGCTCTACAAGGCTGCCGACTCCGAGCTTGGGCTGATGAGTCCCTGCGGCTTGATGCTCGACCGCGCCCGCTGGGGCATGCAGGGCGTCGAGTTTTCGACCGAGGACGCGTGTCCCGAGGAGGCGCGTCTCGAGGCGCTCGAGCTTGTGCGCAACGTGCGCGAGCTGCTTCTGCGCATTGCCGAGCGCCACTCGACGACGCTGGAACGGCTTCACCAGCCCCGCCAATGGCCCATGGCGCTCGTCGCCGCCTTCGGGGTGGCCGCTCCCCTCGCCTCCCGCACGAGCGCCGCCCGGGCGGCCTACAAGCGCGAGACGGGCGAGACGGTCGCCCGCTCCGAGGCCGTCGCGTGGTGGCTGGAACAGCTCGTCGGCCGAAGCAAACGGGACGACAAGCTCCTCGTGCGCGCCATCGCGTGCGAGGCGCGCCGCGCGCGCGAGGAGGCCTACGAGGCGTACGAGACCGCGCGCGCGCTCGTGACCTTCGCGCAGCCGGGCGGACGTCGGAAGCGCTACCCGTCGACCGCCGGGCGCGGCGTGGTCCTGCGCCGCCAGGTGCAGCACCAGGTCGACGCGATGAATGCCGAGCGGGCCGTGGAGCTCACGGTGCGGAGCCATGGCGACCGCGTCGCCTGAGGAGCGCGCGAACGCGCGCCGGGCGGTGCTGCTCACCGTGCCCGAGCTCGCGCGCGCCCTCGGCATCACGCGCTTCGCCTGCTACCGGCGGCTCCGGGAGGCCGGTGTGCCCCTGCGACGCCGCGGCTACGGGACGAAACGCCCTGGCGTGTTCCTCACGTACGACGACCTGATCACGTACGCCCCGTGGATCGTGGACGGCATCGAGCACTGGGAGGCGTTGCTCTCCCGCGCGGGCTAAACGTACCCCCGCGCCTCGCGCGTCCGGACGAAATAGACGGTCCGGTTGTGCCCTTTCTTCGCGCGCTTCCAGGTCGCATAGCGCGCCACGGTGAACCAACGCTTCCCGTCGAAAACGCCGGTCTCGAAGAGACGAGGGGGCGTGACGGACAGACCGTGAAGGGCGTCGATGCCAATAAAGATCGTCGTGACGCGCTGGTCGCCAACGGCGCTCTCGAAGAGGAATCGCTCCTTGCTCTCGAAGGCGTGCGACCAGTCCAAGAGGCGCCGGACGGGCACGACGCGCTTGCCCTTCAGGCGATACATGCCGACCGCGTCCGGTCCTCGCTTCGCATCCAGCTCTCGACGACGTTCGCAACGTGCGCGGTAGGTCATGCCGTCATGTACTCCACGGAGCGCGCTCCGTGTGCGGAGCAAATGGAGCACGCTCCACAAACGGAGCGACGGTCAGGAATTTGGCCCACGGAGGCGAGGGCGGGCAGGCTCGCGCGTATGACGACGACGATCGCAGTGCTCAATCAGAAAGGGGGCGTCGGGAAATCCATGGTCGCCCAGAACCTCGCGGCGTGCGCGCACCTCCGCGGCAAACGGACACTCCTGCGCGACGGGGATGCGCAGGCCACCTCGTGGCAGTGGTACTCGACACGCGCCGAGGGCTCGCCGCTGCGCGGGCTACGCGTCGAGCGCGCCGAGGATCCGAAACTCTGGCACGTCGCGAAATTCCGCGAGGCCGCGGAAGGCTTCGACGTGGTCGTCTGCGACGGCCCGCCGAGTCTGCAGGGCGTCACGGTGCGCGCGGCCATCTGCGCCGACGTAGTCGTGATCCCGCTCCGGCCGGCGCACGCCGACGTCTGGGCGGCGGTGCAGACCAAGCGCCTGCTCGATGAGGCCGACGAGCTGCGCGAGCAGGTGGGCCTGCCGCCCGTCGTTCGCCGCATGGTGCTCAACGAGGTGCGCCCGCGCGTGCGCGAGACCGCCGAGGTGCTCGCGGCGCTCGAGCCCCTCGGCATCGTGCTGCTCGACCGGCACCTCGCGCACCGCGTGGCCTACGACCGGGCGCGCGGGGAAGGGGAGGCGGTCGTCTCTTTCGGCGACGACGCTGCCGCGCGCGCCGAGGTCGAGGCGCTCTACGACGCCATCGTGGGCGAGGCGCTCGGGATGCGAGGTGCCGCATGAACGCCCGCACCAGCGTGCTCACGCTTCCGAGCGAGCGCCCCCGTAATCCCGAATTGCTCGAGGAGATGGGCCTGCGACCCGCAGAACGCTCGAGCGAGCCGGCGCCCGCCGTCCCCGCGCTTGCGCCCGAGGAAGAGACGCGCAAGACGAAGCGTACGAAGACCAGCGCGGTGCCTGGTCTCGAGCCCGAGCTCGTCGCGAAGAAGAAGCGTGTCTCGGCTCTCTTCACGAAGGCGGAGCATCATCAAATTCGAATGGCCGCGGTCGCCGCGAACCTCTCCATTGACGCGTACATCCGCGCCAAGGTGCTTGCATCTGACTAACAGTGCTATAAACCCGGTCCCATGACGGATCGGCAGTCGGCGCCCGCTCTCAACTATTTGGAGACTCGCGAGGGCGCCGAGGAATTCATCAGCGATCACATCGAGCGGTGTCGTCGGCTCCTACTCAAGGACGGCGAGCTAGCACCCTTCGGCGTTCTGCTCACGCGGCTGGAGCCGAATGGGATGAAGCGCACCGACGCGCTCAACCTCGTGGCCATCCCTGCGCCGCCAGGGCCGAACGGCGGTTGGGGGGACGTCCCGAGCAAGGACGCGTTTCGGGCGCTGCTTCAGCTTTCGCTGGTTCTGCTCGAAGGCATCGCGATCATCTTCACCAGCGAGGTATGGGCCGCTCCGGGATCGCCCTTCGACAAGACGCTTCCCGCCGACAATCCCGCTCGCAAAGAGGCGTTGCTCATCCAGTACGAGCACGTCGCCCTCGCCGAGCCGCGCGTCTACGCCATCCCCATGCTTCGTGATGCCGCGGGAAAGGTATCGCTCGGTGAGGTGAAGCCGGTGCACGGAGCCCAGGGGCGCTTTTTCAACCTGATGGGGCGCGCGGGGTCGAATTGAGCGCGTCGAGTCGACGCATCGGGGCGCCCCCGATGCCTGCGGAGCACGCCGATCGCGTGACGGAGGTCCTCCGTCAAACGCTTGAGTCGCGGTTCGGCGGTCGTCGAAGCCAGCTCGCCCAAGCGCTCGGCATCTCCGTCGCGGCGCTGCGCAAGATCCTCAAGGGCCAAAGCCGCCCATCGTATGAGACGACCCTGAAGGCTGCGACGATGCTCGGGGTGCCGTTCAGCCGCCTCGTGAGCGGGGCGCCGATCAACGTGATGGCGCCCCGGCATCCGGCGAGCGACTCGCCCACGCTCAAGTCGGTCCTCGAAAACAACGCGGGGCTCTTCTCGCAGGCGGCGATCGACTTCGTGCTCGCGCATGGAACGCTTTCCGAGCTGCGCGAATTCGACTGGCTGGACGTGCTCACCTCGCTCACGCGCGCGTTTGCCGTTTTCGAATAGGGGAGTCCCATGGCCGACACCGACATCGAGAACCTCGCCGACAAGCTCGTCTTGCCCATCGAGGTGCAGGCTATCGCCACGCAGCACGCGGGGCGCGATGGCACCGGCGAGAAGATCGCCGTGCTCGTCGTGATGAAGCCCATCAAGGCGGTCGAGGCGGATCTCCCGCCCATGCGGATCGTCGCGCGCTTCCGCTCGCGCAGGGGTCTCGAGGCCTTCGTGCGTGACCTGCTCGCTCAGGCCGACGACGTTTGGCCGACGGGGAAGGCGTGAAGAGGTGGACACGATGATCGACTACCGCAAAGACCTGCCGCCCATGCCGGATCGCATCGCGCGCCTCCCCGTCGAGGGGCGGGGCTATCCGGTGCCGTGGTTCGTGCCGTGGTTCGACGAGCACGGCAAGCCCGTGCCGACGGGACAGGGCAAGCCCGACTTTCGCCTGATGAACCAGGGCGCGCTCGTGCAGGCCGTGCGTAACTCGCAGTGCTGGATCTGCGGCGAGTCGCTTGGGGCGTATCGCACGTTCGTGATCGGCCCGATGTGCGGCATCAACCGCATCTCGAGCGAGCCGCCCTCGCACCTCGACTGCGCCGACTTCGCGGCGAAGGCGTGCCCCTTCCTCTCGCGGCCGAGCGCGCACCGGCGCGAGACGAACATGCCCGCGCTCGCCAAGGAGCAGGTCGGCATCGCGAACCTCCGCAACCCGGGGCTCGCCCTACTCTGGACGACGAAGCGCTACCGCATTCGCGTGATGAAGGGCGACGGACGGGTAGGGGGCGGGGTGCTCTTCCACCTCGGTGAGCCCGAACACGTGCGGTGGATCTGCGAGGGCCGCGAGGCGACGCGCGAGGAGGTCATGTCCTCGATGGACAGCGGTCTCGTCTTCCTCCGCGCCGCGGCGGAAGAGGACGGCCCAGCGGCCATCCGCGAATTGGATGCAGAGTACAAGCGCGCGCTGCGGCTGGTGCCGGCGGCATGAGCGGCGAGGGTCTTCGGATCTTCGTCGTCTACAAGAACCCCGCGGACTATCCGGGGCTCTTCGTCGTGCGCGAGTGGCACGTCATCGGAGGTGCGCAGATGCCGTGCCCCTTGCCCGTCGCGGTTGTCGCGACCCTCGACGAGGCGCGGCGCTCCGTGCCCGAAGGACACGTGTGCTTCCCGGCCCAACCGGACGACGATCCCGTCATTTACGAGGTGTGGCTGTGAAACCTTCGGCGGAGCGCGCGATCCACGCGGAGTTGGACCGGCACGCCAAATCGCTGTCCGACATCATCATCAGGCACCCGGAATACCGGGCGCACATCTGTTACGCGCTGCTCGGCAGCGCCATCGCGTTCTGCGACTCGTTCGGCATCGATGTCGAAGCCTTCGTAGCGGAACTGCGCCGAAGGGAGCCGAAACCAGATGTCCTCGTGCCTCCGAAGAAGGGGGCCTCGTGAAAGGCTGGCCGTCCTGGATCTACGTCGACCGCGGCGACCGGCTCCGCTGCGCGCGCTGCGGCGGCGCCTACCGGCCCGCGATGCCCATCCCGGCGCCCTTGCTCGAAGCCCTCATCGACGCGTGGGGCGAGATGCACGGCTGCCCGGAGCTCGCGCCGGCCGTGCACGTGCTCGACGGCGGGGTCGCCGTCTGCGGGACCTTCGACACGCGCATGCCCGCCGAGTGGCCCGAGGGGCATCGATGGGTCGAGCGCGACGCGGGGCACCTCGCGACGTGCCCGGGCTGCATGTCATCCATGGGCGCCACGAAGTGAAGCTCGGCCGTGAGGCTCCGCGTGCGCGCCTGAGTTTGCTCGTGGCAAGCTTGAGGCAGAGGGGGCGAGATGCGGCACCAGCAGTACGCGATCGAGTTGCGGCGCGCGCCGCGCGCGAAGGTGATTCAGCGGCCGAGCGGCTCGCTTCTCTGCACCGGGTGCGGGGCGATGCAGCACCCCGAATTCCCCTCGCCGGCGCCCGACTGGTCGCGCCGGGTGCACGATTTCGAAACGCACCATGCGGCGTGCATCCCGCGCTCGCCGGCGGGGTAGGGGAGCCGGTTGCCCGGATCCGGGCATCGAGTGTCCAACGCGTGCGCCCGATCAAAACGACGTCCATAGGCTACAAACTATCTTGCACTGATAGGGTCCCTCGGGCGATATGCGTCCGACCGAGGGGCGGCGGTGGAGCCTTCCCTCGTTCTGGGAAGGGAACCACACATGAAGATCCGCAGTCTCGCGGCGACGCTCGCGTTGCCGCTCTTTGCGCTCACGAACGCGTGCTCAGGCTCGTCGTCGACCGAGGCGAAGACCGAAACGGGACAAGCGCTCGACGGCACGTCGGTCGCGATGACGGTGGGGCCGAGCGAAACGATCCGGCAGCTCTCGGGCATCGACGCCAAGGGCACGATGCACGCGCTTCGCGTGACTCACTCCTCGATGTGGGTCGGCGACCATGGATACGAGATGCTCCGGCACGTCTACTCGACGCAGGGCGTGCGCGAAGCCGAGTGGATCGCGGCGCTTTCGCCGCTCACAAACTCGATGTTCCTCTTCCTCCGCACGAAGGAGGGAACGGCCGCGTGCTACGTCGACGACTCCGTCGCGCCCTACGGCGAGGCGCATGTCACGACGTGGCAAATCCCCGCGCGCGACAAGCTTGCCGCGGTCGGCACCGAGACGGCGGATCTGGCGTCGGTCGGCGGGGGCAAGGTCTGCATGGGCGCGCTCACGAGCCTTCTGTCCGGGCACACCTCGGCGGTCTCGTATTTCGCGCCCTCGCTCGCGAAGCTCGCCGACAGTTACACGCGCCATCTCGTCATCGCGACGCCGCCGGAGAAGGACGCTAACCATAACAAAGGTATCGCTCTCGCCGCAGGGGCGGCGGGTGGATTCGCCGTCATTGGCGGTATCGCGGCGGCGGTTATCATCGGCGCCCCCATCACGCTGACGGTCGGAGCTGGCATTGCCGCAACCGTGATCCTCGGAGAGCTAAGCGTCCTCGTCGGCGACGCGATCGTCCATCACTTCGACGAGAAGGACAAAGAGCCCGCCGGCGTCGGAAGCGGCGGCGCGCAGGGGCCGCGCAGCTCGAACGAGACGGATGAGGGCGCCGAGAGCGAGGTCGTCGCATCGCTCGATAGCAGCGAAGACGTGCCGAACGGTGGGCTATACGCTGGTCCCGACGACGACGGGAATTCGACCTACCCACCCGGCACTGGGACCGGCGGTCCGGATCAGGGCCCGGCCGATGATGTGCCGTGCGCCGTTGCCAGCCAGCCCATCTTCATTCAAAAGTGGTGCTTCTGATGGATCGACGCGAGAAACCCGGCGCGATGCTGGTCGCCGCCTTCGCGGTAGCGAACATGGTGCCGCTCTTCCTCGCGCTCTTCCTGCCGGTGCTCCTCGTCGAGAGCGCGCGCGCGCGGTTCAATATGTCGCTCGTGATGTATCTGGCGATCGCGACGCCTTCGCTCGGAGCGCTCACGGTGTGGCGCATTCGTCATAAGCCGGGCACGTACCACGGCGATCCGAGTCGTGATGGGATGGCCCATCTCGCGCTCGTTCTTCTCGCCGGCGTCTTGCTCGTGGTGTTCGGTCGAGGGTTCATCGACCGGTAGTGAACGACGGCCGTGGCGGTGGCCGGGATGTGGGCAGCAGACGAAGGTGCACCGGACCGGAGCCGGTGCGCCCCGCCCCCCTCGGGGAAGGAGAACGCACGATGGCGACGATCGAAGGCTTCAAGCTGTATTTCGACACCAAGGATCTGAAGGCGATGCTCCTCAAGCGCGCCGAGTACCACGCGTCGCGCGCTGCGACGAAGGAGGCGGAGTTACCGAAGCTGCGCGCCTCGCTCCAGACGGTGCGCGAGCTGCCCGAGGAGCTGGAGGTCGCCGCCAAGTTCGCGACGTCCAGCTACAACAATCAGGACAACCTCGCGAAGGACCTCGAAGGTCAGATTCGCGATCACAAGCGCAAGACCGTCGCATTTCGCTTCTACGCGCAGCACCTCGCGGCCGAGGGGACGTACGTGCTCGGCGCCGAGGAAGTGGCCCGCTACGAGCTGATCGTCGACCTCTGAACCGTGTGCCCGCTCTGCGCCGCCCCGTGCACGCACGCGATCTGCGATCGGTGCTGGAGCACGCTCCGCGCCCGGGGCTACGCGCCGCCGGCGGGCACGAAGCCGCTCAGCGAGGCGGCGGCGATGCGATGGCGGTTGATTTGGCGGCGCGAGCGGGGGAAGGAATCGAATCCATGAGCGACGAGCCGAGACAGACGACCGAAGCCCTCGTCGAGGCTCTCGACTGGGAGTCCTTCAAAGATCCGCGGGTGCTGACCGAAGCGTTCCGCGTCGCGGTGGTCGACTACATCGCCCATCCGCTCGACGCCGACCGGAAGGCGCGCGTGCTGCTCCTCTCGGGCGCCATGGCCGGCAACATCGGACCTCGCCTTGAGGCCCTCCACGCCGCGCTCGGCGAGCACGAGCCGAACACGGCGTGCGGATGTCTCGGCTGCCGGGTGAGGCGGTACCGCGAGGAGCGGGAGCACTATCGAAAGGAGCGCGACGAGGCGCGTGCGCACCTGAAGACGTGCACCGAGGCGCTCCGAAAAATCGCGCTCACCGAGTGCTGGGAAGACCACGACGCGGAGGGTCACGTGTGCCCGTCGCGGATCGCGCGCGCGACGCTCGCCGAGCTGAAGGGGAGCCTGTGAAGTGGTTTGGCCAGTCATGGGGCGCGCCGGTGTGCGACACCGTTCCGCACGTCGAGACGCCCGTAGGCTCGATCTGCGTCCTCTGCGATAGGCCGATCGCCGAGGGTGACCGCGGGTTCGTGATCCCCTTCTCGGGGCCGCCGGGCTCGCCGCCCGAGTTGGCGCATCACAAGCGGTGCTTCCTCTGGAGCGTCGGGGTCGATCAGAACGAGGCCAACGAGCTGCGCTGGGAGCCGCGGCACCCGTTGGACATGGATTGATGACCGCGATCGATCAGGCCCTACGCCGCTCGCGGCAGCTCTCGCGCTGGTGCTTCGTGCTCCTCGGCGTGCTGCTCGTCGCGAACGGGATCTTCGTCCTGCTCGTGATGCGTAGCGCGTGGCAACAGTGGCTTGTCGCGCCGATCGGACCGGCGGCAGGCTTCTTCCTCGGGAAGACGAGCGCGCGGCTCCGGATCGCGCATCGGCAGCTCGCTGACGCGTTCGACGCCGAGCGGGCGCGGATCGCTGCCGAGCGCGCGCGACTTGCCCAGCGGCGCGAGGCGGAAGAGGAGCTGTACCGGCGGTCGTCGTTGGGGCTCGCGCTCGGCTCGGCGCGGCGAGGGGGCGACGCGTGACGCCCTACGAGCTGGCCGGCGCCATCCGCCTCGCGGCCGAGAAGATGCCGTGCAGCAAGTGCGGCGCGATGCCGTGCGAGGTCGTCTTCGTGCGCGTGAAACACGGTGCGCCGGAGCCTCGAACGCGGGAGGATCTCGTCGTCGAGCCCGGCTACTGCCGCAAGCACGTGCCGCAGCGGTTGAAGGGCGCCGGCGCGAAACGCGCATAAGAACGGTTATGTAAACTCGCGAAACTGCGAAGCAAAACGGAGAATACACGATGCCGCACGTATCGATCAAACTAGATGTGGATGGCGATGGCGCGTGGCCCGACTTCGACGCCGCGAAGGCGAAGCGCGGCGAGCTGATCGCGCTGAGCGCGCTCCCCGGCGGCATGGCGAGCGGGCGGCCGAGCATCGGGATGCGCATCCGCCTCGACGATGGCTCGGAGGTCTTCGCCGAGACCTCGCTCCAGATTTTCCAGGCGGCGGCGGCGGCCTTCCGCGGGCGCTACGGCATCGTCGAATGAGCGACGACGGCGTGCGCTTTACGGGCCGGAGCAGCGAGGTCTCGCTCGCGGGTGCCCTCTTCGCTTGGAACGTCGATCGGCCGGTGACGCTACACGTGCCCGGCCTGGAGGGGCAATGCGTCGCGTGCTTCGGGTCGCGCGAGTCGCTCGTGGCCTTTCATACTGCCGCCGGTATCCCCTTCACGCGTATCAAGCAGGTCTGCGACGAGCGCGAATTCTTTGAGAGCCTCGCCGAGGCGGGCGTTGAGGTGATCTACGAGCCGACGATCACGCCCGAGCGCCGAACGCGATTCACGCTCGTAGTGAGGAGCTGATGCACACCAAGCCGATGAGCGAGAGCGAAGGCACGTTCACGAAGACGATCCCGTCCCTCGTGCCGTGCCGCCACTGCGGGCGCGCCGAGGTCCGGATCGAGACCTGGGAGTCGCACTGCGGCGGCTACGAGGACGACAAGTACACGTGCGCTGCCTGCGGCTTCTCGTGGTGGGTGGAGGGGATCGACTCATGAGCATCGTCGATGAAATGCTGGCCACGGGGCAGCGCTGCGCGGCGTGCAAGTACACCGAGCAGGTCATGCGAGAGACCAAGGGGCACGTCGAGCCCGGCGTGCTCTGGATGATGGGCGCCTGCGCCGCGCTCGTGCACCCGGACAACGTGCGGAGCCTGGTCGCGCTCTTCTGCCCCGAGCACGCGAAGGCGTGGGCGTTCATGGTGAAGTGCGAGCAGGGGGAGACCTCGTGAGCGTCTTCGTCCTCGCCGGCTCGCCGGCGGCTGTCGACGCGATCGTCGCGCACGCGAAGGCCCACGTGTACGAGCCCGACGACATGCCGCCTCCGGGCGATGATCCTCGGCACGTGCTCTACGCGTCCCCCTATCGCGTGGTGTTCAGCTTCACGCGCCTTCAGGGCGCGCTGTACCGGCATCTCTCGATCTCGTGCGCCGGCGGCGAGCGCAAGCCGAGTCACACGGTCGCCATCGCCTTCGCGAACGCCTTCGGCTTCGACGGGCATCCCGCGGATTGGAATGGTGGCCTCGTGGAGGGCAACGTCGGCATCCTGATGCAAGAGATTGGAGAGGAGGCGCTTCGATGAGCGAGCCGAGCGTGTGGCGCGAGACTCCCGAGCATCCGCGGCACTTCGAGATCCGCGGACGCGAGTGCACTATCTACATGGCTCCGCGTCCCTATTACTGCGACCGCGGCAACTGGCTCGCGCAGCTCTGGGCCGATAGTGGGTCGAGTCTCGCGCGCGACCTCGACGATGCCGATGGCTGGCCGCGCTACTACTTCGGCTTCGAGCGCGCGAAGCTCGAGATCGAGGCGTGGATGAAGAAGCGCGGGCAGTGGGTTCCTGGCGACTTCGTGCACGTCTCGCCCGGCTGTCTCACGCTCTGCGGCCTGGAGCCGGTGATGCCTTGGGTCTCGCCCGAGGAGTGGGCAAAGGCCACATGCCCGGAATGCAAGGAGGTGGTCGACGCCGCAGAAAAGAAAACGTGCGCGCACGGGCGGCCCTCCTCGGTTCAGTGCAACGACTGCGCGATCGACTTGGATTGCGGCCGATGGTGAGCCGCTTCTTGCGTTGGCTGTTCGGCCCGCGTCGTGATCTGCGCGAAGAGATCCGGGTGATGCTTCGCGGCGGCCCCATGTACACGCTCGCCATCGCGGATGCTCTTCGTATCTCCTCGGGGCGTACCCACGGCATTCTCCTCAGCATGGAGACCGATGGCGAGCTTGTGTCGTACCTGGGCGACGAACTGATCCCCGAGCGGGGCAACCGCCCTCGCCGCTATTGGAAGCTCGACGGAACGAGACGCTATGACGACGAGAGCGAGACCGGGCTCGCGCTCTGGGAGCTCGCACGCTCGTGATTCTCGTGCGCGTGAACGCCCCGACCTTCATCGCCGGCTTCGAGCTGGACGAGGAGAGCGATCGCGTCGTGAACGCCGCGCCGATCCTGCGCTGGACGCGCGGCATGACCCGCGACGAGGTGCGCGCGGAGCTCGCGCGGCCGCGGCTACAAGGCCAGCGTCGTTAAGTGAAGGCGAAGAAGCGCGGGACGCCCTGGATCGTGATGGCCGACTTCCGCGACGGCTCGTGCGGCGGCGCGCTGCTCTGCACCCACTGCGGGGAGCAGTACGAGCCGCGGTATCCCATTCCGCTCCGGCTCATGAGCGCCCTCGCCGAGGCCTTCATGCGCGAGCATCGACGCCACACGAAGATGCGATCCCCCGAGCTGGCCGACCGGGAGCTGGGCCGACGCCTGAAATGGATCGCCGACTACTACGTGCGCGAGACGCTCGGGAGGGACCCCGATCGGCGGATGGCGCGGCTCTAGTGCAGCCCCTTGGGCGGGCGCCAGAACCAGCCGAAGCCGGTGAGCGAGGCCTGGCGGGCGTGGAAGTAGGCGAGGCCGCGGGCGGCGAGGGGGCTCATGAGGCCCTAATCGAAGCGGCAGGGCGAACCCGGAAGAGAAATCGACGCGGCGCCCGTTTTCGACCACCGCCCTGCCCGCTTCCGGCCAGCGCGCTGCGCTTGACGCCGGCCACCTAGTGCGGGACGTGCGCCGAGTGCGTTTTCGGCTCTGTTCTAGTAGGAGCCGGCGACGCGCGGGCGCTCGACGCCGGACGCGGTGTTCCGCTCCGGCCGTGGCAGCGCGGAGGGGAACGACGACGGCATCGGCCAAAAGCTGCGCGCGAAGCCACACATCGCCCGTCCTGGGTCCCTTGGACGGCACCCGGCGAAGCGTGCGGCCGAAAGCCGCGTCGTCGCCCCCTCCGCGCTTCCACGGCGCAGTGCGGGGCCGAGAGAATCGCCCGCTCCGCGATCACGCGGGCGCGTGCGCGAGGGTCGAAGCCATGAAGCGGGCCGAGGGGAGCTACCGCGTTGACCTGACCAACCTCGTCGACTGGAAGGGCGAGCCGGTGCGCTCGATGGTCGCGACGTGCAGCGTGTGCGGGGCGGAGCTCGTGATGCGGCTCGAGAGCGAAGCGCAAGAGACCTCGGTGCGCCGCACGCTCGAGGACGCCGGGCGCATGCACTTGCTCGAGGCGCACGGTGTCCGCTGACGCGCTCGAGGACGGCGCGCATGGCCTCGTCGTCATGCTCTACGGTCGGAGCGACAAGACCGGCGTGCGCTACTACGCGCTCACCTGCACGTGCCGCGAGAACGGCCATCACTGGGCGACCACGTTCGCCGTGACCGACACGGAAATGGAATACGCCCAGGGCTTCGATCCTCGCGAGCACCTCTGCGCGCAGGCGATGCGCACCGCGAAGAAGAGCAGCGCGACATGCCGACACGCGCGAGAGGCCCCATGAACGCGCCCGGCCCGGCAAAGGCTCCCCTCCCCTACCGGAGCCCGCCGAATCCCCATTACCCCGAATTCTGGCGCGAGGTCTTCGTCGCGCGGGCGCAATGGGGTGCGCACGCCGACGAGGCCGCGCGCTACGCCGACGAGGCGTGCGACCTGCTCCGCGCGCGCTTCGCGCCTCCGTGAGCTACGCTCCTGCTCGTGGGACCGGGCGAAAACGACGATTGGGACGGCGTGACCGTGGAGCTCGACCTCGACGCGTGCACGAGCGACGAGGAGCGTGAGCTTGCCCGCACCATCAAGCAGCGGCTCGAGAGCGCGGCAGGCGGCGTCAGCCTCGCGGAAGCGCGCGAGATGCTCCGCGCGCTACGGGCGAAGCGCAGGGCCGCTCGCCGGCGTCGCTAGCCCCGAGAAACTACCAAGCCGCGGGCGGGGATTCGGGGCGCCTCTTCGACTTGGCCTGGACGCTCGGGGGAAGGTCTCGTCCGTTGACCTAGGGAAGGTGCGGCTCTCCAGGCCCTCGGCCTTCGACCTCCGCGGCGGATACGAGCGTGCGCCGGCCACGCGGGCCAAGAGCCGGCGTTCAATTCGGCCTGGCACCGTACGGGGGGGCTCTTGGCTCTCCGGCCCCTCCGGTGTTTGCAGCGTGCGCCGGCCACGCGGGCCAAGAGCCGGCATTGATGTTTTTGTGTGCCCCGCGTTGGGCGGGGGGCGTCGCCGGATGGCCGAGGCCGTCATCGGCGGCAGAGCGTGCGAGCCGCTCCGCCCCCCGCACTTTTTCACGCAGCGAGGCGCACGAGGCGCGAGTCGATCTCCCAGATGGACTGCATCCCCCGCACGGGCGTGGCCACGAGGGGTCGCACGTCGTCGAGAATCCACGCGTAGTACGGGGCGAGGTTCTCGGTGTGCTCGACGCAGGCCGCATGCGCGTCGCCCGGATGAGCGCGACGAATGCCCACGAGGCGCACGAGACAGACGGTGACCCCGAGCGGCGGGTCCGTCATCGGGTAGCGACGCACCCGCTCGACGGTCTTCGCGGCCGTGACGACGAGCGGCCCGCGGTAGTCGGTCGTCCACGTGCGGAGCTCGATGGTCTTGTGCCGCGACGCGATGAGCGATGCCCAAGGCTGACGAATCGTAAGGGCTTTCATGTCTGACGCTGAGCGTAGCACCGTGCCGAGCACTGCTAGAAACAAGACTGCTAGAAAGCCCGACGCCAAAATCGCGGGGAAATCCCCGAAAAGCGGGTCGCCTGCGCCGTCATCTCCGCGCCGCGGGAACATCGGGCCTACTCGGCGCAACGGGAACATCACCATCGAGCAGCCCGAGGGGAAGGCCGCGGCGATCTGGGTGCCCATCGGACGCATTGCGCCATGGGCGAAGAACCCCCGAGACAACGCCAAGGCGGTGAAACCGCTGGCGAACGCGATCCGCGACCTCGACTGGTCCGAGGTCATCGTCGCGCGCCGTGAAGACGGCCAAGTCATCTCGGGGCACACGCGGCTCAAGGCGGCCATCGAGCTCGGGCTCGAGGAGGTGCCGGTCCGGTTCCTCGACGTGAGCGAGGCGAAGGCCCATCTCCTGGCGCTGGCGGCCAACAAGCTCGGGGAAATCGCCGAGTGGGACCCCGCCGAGCTCGCGGGCGTGCTCAACGACTACACGCTCGAGGAGGCGCTCCTCGCCGGCTTCGATGAGGAGGAGCTCGACAAGCTCGCCGCGGGCATCATCGCCGGCGACGGCGTCGAGCCCGGGGATGCCGAGACGGACACGCTCGCGCCCGTGTGGGGCGTCATCGTCGAGTGCGGCAACGAGCGCGAGCAGGTGATGGCTCTCGAGAAGCTCAGCGCCGAGGGCTACAGGGTCCGCGCCCTCGTGGGCGGCTGAAAGGGAAGCGCATGTCGACCATCGAGCTCGTCGCCCTGGTGCTGCTCCTCGTGTGCGGGATTGCCGGCGTCGTGATGAAGGACTGGCGGCTGCATTTCATCACGATGGCGATCACGCTGGTGCTGATCCTCCTGTTCCTGTTCGGGGTCCGTCACTGAGGGAGCGATGCTGACCATCGGCTCGCTCTTCTCGGGCATCGGCGGGCTGGAGCTCGGGCTCGAATGGGCCGGCCTCGGGCCCGTGCAATGGCAGGTCGAGAAGGACCCCTACTGTCGGCGCGTGCTCGCGAAGCACTGGCCCGACGTGCCGAGGTTCGCCGATGTCACGACGGTCCGGCGCCTGCCCTACGTTGACCTTGTTTGCGGGGGATTCCCCTGCCAGGACGTCAGCGCCGCCGGTCGTGGTGGCGGGCTCAAAGGGGACCGTTCGTCGCTCTGGTGGTACTTCGCGGCCATCGTCGCACGCGTTCGGCCGCGGTTCGTCGTCGTCGAAAACGTCGCCAGCGGGGCGCGGCGGTGGCTGCCCCCGGTGCGGCGTCACCTGCACGTGCTCGGATACGATTCGACCGCCTACGCACTTGCTGCCTGCGACGTGGGAGCCCCGCACCTCCGAAAGCGCATCTTCGTTGTTGCCCACTCCTTCGGCGGCGCACTACGGCTCGACGAACAACGGCAACCCCCGGGATGGGCGGACGAGCTACCGCACGAAGGGCAAGCTCTCCCTCCACTCGATGGCGGCGCAGGGCCTCTGGCCGACGCCGACGGTGAAGGGCCGCTATGCGTCGTCGGAGCGGGGCACGGCGGAGGGCGACGGCCTGGCGACGGCGGTGCGGCGGGCCGAGGGCGTGTCCCCCGGCGAGCGTGGGCCGCTGAACCCGAAGTGGGTCGCGTGGCTCATGGGGTTCCCGATCGACTGGCTCGACTGAGCGCGCTCGGCAACGCGGTCGTGCCCCAGTGCGCCGAGGTGATCGGCCACATCATCCTCGAGAGCCTCGGCCTCCCCAACGCGGCCGGCGCGGAGACCCGATGAAGCTCGATGTACGGCTCGAGAGCCCGATCCACCGCTCCGCGCGCGTGCTCCAAGTCGAGAGCATGTTCGACGTGCCCGCGAGCGAGAAGAGCGCCGTGGAGTGGCGCGCCGAGCTGCCGCTCGAGGAGCGACCATGGTCCATCGGGCTCATCGTCGGACCTTCGGGCTCGGGCAAGACGACCGCGGCTCGCACCCTCTTCGGCGAGCGGCTCGTGCGGGCCTTCCCGTGGCGCTCCGATCGCAGCGTGCTCGACGACTTCCCCGAGGGGCTCGGCATCAAAGAGATCGTCGCGCTCATGTCGAGCGTGGGATTCAGCTCGCCGCCCTCGTGGATGCGGCCCTTCGAGGTGCTCAGCAACGGCGAGAAGTTCCGCGTGGAGATCGCCCGCGCGCTCGCCGAGATGAGCGGGCTGGTCGTCATCGACGAATTCACGAGCGTGGTCGATCGGCAGGTGGCGCAGGTGGCCTCGCACGCCGTGGCGAAGACGGTGCGCCGGCAGGAGCGCCAGCTCGTCGCGGTCTCCTGCCACTACGACATCGTCGAGTGGCTCCAGCCCGACTGGATCTTCCAGCCGCACCTCGGGCACTTCACGTGGAGGCCGGTCGGCGACCACCCCCCTTTCGCCTTGCCGTCCATCCGGTGCATCGCTCCGTCTGGACCGCCTTTCGGCAGCATCATTACCTGAGCAGCGTCCTCGTGGGGAACGCCGAGTGCTTCGGCGCGTTCACTGAGGGCGGCGAGTGCGTCGCGTTCAACTCCATCCGCACGCTCCCCCACCCGACCGCGAAGAACATCAAGCAAGGTCACCGCCTGGTCGTCCTCCCCGACTACCAGGGGCTCGGCCTCGGCTGGCGCTTCGACGAGTGGATGGGCGAGTGGCTGCACCGCCGGGGCTGGCGCTACCACAACACGACGAGCCACCCGGCGATGATTGCCGCGTTCCTGCGCAGCCCTCGCTGGCGCACCCTCGGGCGCGCGCAGAGCCTGAAGACGCGCACCACGCAGGCGGGCATTCGAAAGCAGCAGACGCAGGTGCGCCGGCTCGGCACCTATTCGTTCGCCTATCAGCCGCCCGTGCGCGTCCCCTCCTGGCTGGAGCTCGGCGCGTTCACGGCCCGCGCGGAGGCCTCTCCATGACGCTCAACGAGGTCACCTGGACGCGCCTGCAAGCCGATGACGGCCAGGTGCATCACGTCGACCTCTCCACGGGCTCGAGCTTGTGCAGGCGCTTCTGTACGACGGCTCGAGGCCCGGCGTGTCTCTTCGTGACGTGCCCGCTTTGCGCCTGCCTCTGGCGCAACGTGTACCCCCCCGTGCGTTACGTGACGCGCCCCCCGTAAGCGGCTTCATGTCCAGACCGTGGTGGACGATCGCCGAGGCCGAAGCCGTGAACCCCTATGCAGCGGGCTTCATGACGTCGGCCGAAGCACTCGCGCACGCGCGCTACCTGATGGCGCAGGGCTATCGCACCGTGATGGTGTTCGACGCCATGAGCCTCCGACGCTTCTGGGCAGAGCGCGAGCGCAGCGTGCCCTGCCCGGTCGACTGAAGGGGCCTTCCCACGAAGGTCCATTCGGTGCACTCTACATCCACCCTTCCATCGCTCGCGGGCGCGTCCGGACGTAAGCCGGGCGCGCCCGTTGTTTTTCCGGAGGCGCGGATGGTCCGCATCGTCGTGCACTGCGGCAAGTGCCTCCGGCAGCTCGCGGTCGACCCGCTCCATCCGCGCTTTCCGCGCGGTCCGTTCTTCTGCCCGACGTGCGCGCCCACGGAGCCCCGCCGCGAGGGGGAGCCGGGCACGCCCGACAGTGACCGCCCCGTGGCGATCGACGAGCTCGGCGAAGACGGCGCATCGGTGAGCGTCACGAAGAAGTGGTGACTAACTAGTCACCAAGTAGTTCGTCGAAGTGGTGAGTCCCATGCCAGCACCCGCGAAGTTCACGCCCGAAGTCGCCACGACGATCCTCAACCAGGTGAGGCTGGGCAACTTCCGATCGACCGCCGCGCGCGCCGCGGGCATCAACCAGAAGACCCTGCGCGAGTGGCTCCACAAGGCCGACAAGTGCCGCGACGGGCACCCGCTGAAGGACTTTGCGCAGGCCCTTCGCAAGTTCGAAGCGCAGGCCGAGGCGCGCGACATCGCGCTCATCGGCAGCGCTGGGAAGGAAGACTGGCGAGCAGTCGCGTGGCGACGCGAGCGAATGCAGCCGCGCAAATACGGCCTGCGGGTGCGCGTCGAGGTCGAGCGCGAGCTCCAGGCCATGCTGACCAGGCTCCATCGCGAGCTGCCCGCCGAGCTCTATGAACGCGTACTCCAGGCGCTCGCCGACGACGACGAAGCCGACGACGAGCATTCTCTCCCGCCTGGCGAGGGAACGTCTGGCGAGTCAGAGGGGAACGTCTTCGACGCCGAGTGACGACCGGGCGCGCTACTACGACGACCCGGTCGCCTTCGCCGAGGAGAAGCTGCAGATCCGGCGCGGCGGCAAGTGGGTGCCGCTGCGGCTCGCGAAGCGACAGAAGGAGATCCTCCGCGCCGCGGCGCGCCTGCTCCGCGTGGCGGTGAAGAGCGGCCACAAGATCGGCAAGTCGACCGCCGCCGCCATTCTCGCGCTCTGGTTCGTCTACACGCGGCCCGGCGGGCGCGTGATCATGACCTCGAGCACGGACCGTCAGGTCCGGATGATCCTCTGGCGCGAGGTGCGCCGTCTCTACCCTTCGCTACGGCGCTTCATGCCGGGCGAGTGCCACATCGCTCCGGACCCGGGTCTGCAGCTCGATGACGGCGGCGAGGTGGTGGGCTTCTCGACCAAGGAGCCCGAGAAGATGGCCGGCATTTCCGGCCCCGACGTCATGTTCATCGCCGACGAGGCGAGCGGCGTCCCCGACGAAATCTTCGACGCGATCGAAGGCAACCGCGCCGGCGGGGCGCGCATGGTCATGTTCTCGAATCCGACGCAAACGTCGGGCTACTTCTATGAGGCGTTCAACGCTCGGCGCGATGCCTGGTCGGGCACGCGCGGGCTCCTCCTCACGGTCTCCAGCGAGGAGGTCGTCGACGAGGGCATCCCCGGGCTCGCCACCCGGGCATGGATCGAGGAGATGGCCGCCGAGCGCGGTCGCGAGTCGGTCTTCTACTCGGTGCGCGTCCGCGGGGAATTCCCGCAGCAGGGCGACAACGCCGTCATCCCGCTCTATCTCGTCGAGCGCGCCACACGTGACTGGGTGCGCGATGCGCCGCCCAAGGAGCCGCTCGTGCTCGGGGTGGACGTCGCGCGCTTCGGCGACGACGACACCGTGATCGCGCCCGTGCGCGGGCTGCACGCCTACCCACTCGTCGCGGTCTCGCATCGGGATGGCAAGGACGTCGCCGGCGAGGTGATGCGGGTCGTGCGCGAGCTCCGGGTGCCGGGCGAGCGCGTGAAGGTGAACGTCGACGCGATCGGCATCGGCGCCTCCCCGGTCGACTTCCTGGCCGAGCACACCGAGCACGAGATCGAGCTGTGTCCCGTGAACGTCGGGCGCGCCGCGGTGGCCGCGAACGACTACGTGCTGCTCCGCGATCAGGTGTGGTTCGCGTGCGCCGACTGGCTGAAGGCGGGCGGCACCTTCGAGCCCGACCCGAAGCTCGAGGCCGAGCTCGTCGCGCCGGTCTATTCGTTTGACGTCCGCTCGCGCATGCGCGTCGAGAGCAAGGACGACATCAAGAAAAAGCTCGGGCGGTCGCCGGACCGCGCCGATGCGCTGGGGCTCGCGGTCTTCTCGCCTCCCACGTTCAGCGAAGGGGATGCCGAGGAGCTGCGCCGCATGATGCCGCGGGCGCGCATGGCGCACGGCGACGAAGAGGATTGGGACGACGAATGAACGGCTCGATCTTCAGCCCCTTCTCGCCGTACCGCACGCCGGGCGAGACCCCGGTTGCGCCGGAGGACAATCGGCCGACGGGCAGCAAGCCGAACTTCGAGGTGCACGAGCAGCTCCCGGCGCTCTCGTGGCAGGCGACCTGGACGCAGGCCGATGTCGACGGGGCCTTGCGGCAGCACGCCCAGGGGCAGTTTTCGCAAAGCGCGATGCTCATGGACGCGATGTCCTGCGACGACGCGATCGACGCCGTCGTGAGCGCGCGCGTCGATGGCCTGCTCGGCCTCGACCGCATCGTCGAGCCGGCGAAGAAGGGCCACCGCGGCGGCAACAAGCGCATCGCCAAGGACATTGACGGGCGGTGGGAGGAGTTTTTCCCGCGCCACGTGATCCGGCAGATCAAGCGGTGGGAGCTCTTCATGGGCTTCGCGATCGCGCAAATCGTGTGGCACGCGAACGACGACGCCACCGAGTGGCTGCCGCGCATCGAGCCGTGGCACCCGATGTACCTCTACGCCGACCCGATGACGATGCGTTTCTACGCCGTCACGACGCGGGGGCCGGTGCCGATCGAAGAGGGCACGGGGCAATGGCTTTTCTACGCCCCGAACGGGCGGCGGTACGCCTGGACGTACGGCGCGATCCGCTCGCTCGCGGTGCCCTGGCTCGCGCGTCAGTACGCGTGGCGTGATTGGGTGCGATGGAGCGAGGTCTACTCGCTCGGCATCCGCAAAGCGATCTTCCCGACGAGCGCGAACGCGGCGACGAAGCGCAAGTTCTTCTCGGAGATCGCCGCGCTCGGCTCGAACACGACCGTCGGACTCGAGCAGGACGCGACGGGCAAGGGCTACGACGTCGACGTGGTCTTCCCCGCGTCGACCGCTGCGGCGGACGGCTTTGACAAGCTCCTCTCCAAGAGCGAGGCGAAGATCGCCATCCTCGTCAACGGGCAGAACCTCACCACGGAGATCAAGGGCGGCAGCTACGCCGCGGCGCTCGTGCATCAGAACGTGAAGCACGACAAGCTCGCCGCCGACTCGGTCGGCATCGGCGCGTGTCTCGGGCGCGACGTCGTGAAGCCCTTCATCGTCTGGCACGATTACCCGACCAACACCGAGGCGCCCGAGATGGGCTACGACGTCGAGCCGCCCGAGGACCGCAAGGCCAAGGCGGACGTGCTCAACGCGGTCGGCACGGCGATCGGGCTCTTCGCGGTCAACCAGGTGCCGGTCTCGGTGCCGAAGATTCTCGAGGACTACGACGTTCCCGTCGCCGAGGAGCCCGACGAACTGCCCAAGCCGCCCCTCAACGCCGCGCCCGCGCCCGGCCCAGGAACCCCGCAGCCCCCGGAGGGAGATCCGGCGGCCATTGAACCCGGCACCCCGGGCGAGCCCGCCAATGGCCCGCCCGGGGTGCCGACGCCCCCTTCCCTGCTTCCTCCCCGCCCTCCGCCGCGACGAGCTCCTAGCCCGAGCTCGCCGCCGGCGCGCGTGTCCCTGAGCCAACAGGCGCGTGTGCCCTCGTACGCGGATGACGTCACCGCGACCGGGGCGCGCTACGCCGGCGCGGCGCTCAAGCCCTACCTCGCCAAGGTGCTCCAGGCCATCGAGACGGGCGAGAGCTTCGAGGACGTGCGACGTCGCGTGCTCGCGGAGTACCGCGACACGAAGCCCGACAAGAGGCTCGAGGACATCGTGCACGCGACGCACGTGATGACCCACGCGGCGGGCGCGTTCGACGCCACTCCGAAGGACGGTGCACGACGATGAATAGCATCAGCGCCTCGTTCTTCCGCACCTACGCCGGCGTGCCCGGGGCGGATATCGATCTAAACGCCGCGAGCGCGCGCGCCACCACTGGCCCCTTCACGACCTTTGCTGGCGAGTCGTGCGTCGCGATTCGCTGTGACACGGCGGGCAATCTGATGGTGATCCCCGAGCGCGGGGGCGCGGCGCAGAAGCTCATCTTTGCCGCGGGTGAAACGCAGTACGTGCGCGCGACGAAGATCGTCGCCTCGGGGTCGACGGCGGGCGACGTGACCGTCTTCTGGGCATGAAGTGCAGCAAGCTCGGTTGGTGCGAGGCTATGGGACAAGCGCTCCGGCGCACCGCGCCCAATAGCGAGGCAAAGGGGCTTTCGATCGTCTACGGGTGGCCGGCCAAGGCGACGACCGGAAGCGCCACCCGTCTCGGCGTGGTCTACCGCGAGCGGGCACGCGCGCCCGGGATGATGCTCAACGTCTGTCCGTGGTGCGCGGCCGAAATCCATTGGTGGCCGCAGGCCTGCGAGATCCCCGATGTCGTCACTCCCCCCAAGCGACCCGATTCACTTTGACGAGGCACTGGAGTGGTTTCGGGATCGCATCCCATGGACGCGCTCGCAGTGGGAGGCGCTCGACGCGGTCGCGCGACGCCAGGCCTTCTTCGTCTCGGGCGTCGCGCAGGCCGACGTGGTCGCCGACGTGTGGGAATCGCTCGACCGCGCCATCACGAACGGCGAGTCGCTCGAGGAGTGGAAGGCCACGGCCGGGCCGCTCCTTGAGCAAGCGTGGGCGGGCTCGGTCGACAACCCCGCCTGGCGGCTCGAGACCATCTTCCGCACGAACGGCCTGCAGGCCTTCAACGCCGGACGGCATCGGCAGCTCACCGATCCGGCGATTCTGAAGGACCGCCCGTACTGGCAATTCGACGCCACCATCGACGGTCGCGAGACCGACATTTGCGACAAGTGCAACGGCACGGTGCTGCCGGCCAACCATCCGTGGTGGGCCACGCATTGGCCGCTCCTTCACTTCAATTGCCGCAGCGGCGTCACGAGCCTCACCGAGGACGAGGCGCGCGCGGTCGGCATCTCCGTCTCGCCGCCCAGCATCGAGCCCGACAAGGGCTTCGGTCACCTGCCCGAACACGTCGAGTGGAAGCCGGACCCGGGCAGCTACCCCGAGCCGATAGGCAAGATTCTCCGTAGCCGCATAAGCAAATAGGGAGTCGCAAACATGCTTGTCGCATTGGCCACCCTCGTACCGCTCGAGGGCGAAGGGGCTCGTGCGCCCACCGAATTCCGCGTGTGGGCGTTCGGCAAGGTGCGCACCAGCAAGGGCGACTTCCTCTTCGACGCGAAGGCCGCGCGCAGCGTGATGACGGCCTATCGCGATCAGGGTAATCGTCTCACGTTCGATTACCAGCACCTCGCGACCTCGCCGAATGCGCGCGCCGGCGACGGCAAAAGCGCCGGCTCGTGCCTGCTCGAGCTGCGTGCCGATGGCCTCTACGTGACCGACTGCCGATGGACGCCGCGCGCGTCGACGGAGATCGCCGATCGCGAGTGGCTCTACACGAGCCCAACGTTCGAGGCCGACACGAAGACCGGCCGGATCCTTCGACTCCTCAACATCGCGCTCACCAACGTGCCCGCGACCAAGCGAATGGCGCCGCTCGTTGCGGCGCAGATGGAGACCCTCATGCCCGGAAAAGCCACCGCCACGATCAAGACCGATTCGGCCGGCCCGGCGGCGCTCGACGACGAGTCGCTCGCCAAGGCCTACGCGTCGAAATACAAGACCTCGCGCGACCGACTCGCGAAGGCCGAGGCGGAGCTCGCGGCGGCGAAGGCCGAGCACGAGCACATCTCGTCCTTCGGTCGACCGGCGGACGCCGACCCGGCGCCCGACGCGCCCGCGGACGCCCCCGAGGCGGAAGCGGCGGCCGTGCCCCCGGCGCCCAAGCCGAAGACGGCCGAGCCGCAGGCGAAGACGCCGGCGCCGCCCCCGAGCTCGGGTGACCTGCCCGACACCGAGGACGACGACGATGAGGAGGAGGAGCCCATCGCGAAGAAGCCCCCGCCGAAGGCCGCCGAGGCGTCCGTCGCGGCCTCGCGTTCGGTCATGGGTCCGGCCGACGCCAGCATCGCGCGCGTCGCGTGCGAGGTGACCGGCCACACGCATCCGAGCGAGGTCGTCGGCGCCCTCCGCGCGCTCGCCGTCGAGGCGAAGAAGGCCAAGGCGCTCGCGAGCGAGGTCGTCTCGCTCTCGACCGAGCTGCGGCAAACGCGCGTCACGCGAATGGTCAATAAGGCCGTCCGCGAGATGCGGCTCGAGCCCCGTAAGAAGGAGTGGGCGCTCAATTACGGCATGAAGGACGAGAAGGCCCTCGAGACCTATCTCGCGACGTGCTCGGCGGTCACGACGAGCGAGACGACGCGCCACGAGCCCGATCCGCGCGCGTCCGAGGCCGCGCTCACGCGGCTCGAGCAGCAGATGATCGAGCGGCTCGGCGTGAATCCCGCCGACTGGCGCAAGCAGAAGCAAGCGAACGAAACCCGTCTGCAGCGCGCAGCCGCAGCGGCCGACGACGAGGACTGATTTCCGCCGTCGTGGGGACCCCACCGAAGGCGCGCACGACTGCAACGGAGGCGACAGATGGCTCTCTCGACTGCGAACCGCGACACCACGAAATACAACGAGACGACTCTCCACCTGAACTACCCCGTGAAGGGGGGCGTGCACCTGTATCAGGGCACGATCGGCGCGCTCAACGCGTCCGGGCTTCTCATCGCGGCGGGCGCGTCGGGCACCGTGAAGACGGTCGGGCGCATCACCGCCGAGGTGGACGCGACGGGCTACTCCGATGGCGCGCTCACGCTGAACGTCGAAGAGGGGATCTACTGGCTCGACAACTCGAGCGGCGGCGACCTCATCGCGCAGGCCGACGTCGGCAAGGACTGCTACGTCGTCGACGATCACACGGTCGCGAAGACCGACAACTCCGGCGCCCGCGCGCGCATGGGGAAGATCATCAACATCGACCCCGTGAAGGGCGTCGCTGTCCGCGTGGAGCTCTCGCACTGACACGTCGCTCGCCTCGTCGCGCGACGGTCGCGCGCGGGCCCTGACTCCCCATCTTTAGCGCTCGAAAAGACGCCCTGCCGGCAGCCGCCGCGCGGGGCGTTTTTGCGTGCGCGTTCGCCCGAAGGAACGCGTCCCATGTTGATTACCCCCGCGTCGCTCTCTGCCCTCTTCACCACGTACGACACGCGGTTCTCGCAGGCGTATGCGGGATTCCGCCTCCAGCCTTGGAGTCAAGAGCTGGCGATGAACATGCCCTCGCGCACGACGACCAACGTCTACGCGTGGCTCGCGAAGCTCCCCCGCATGCGCGAGTGGCTCGGCCCGCGCATGGTCCAGAACCTCACGACCCGGACCTACGCGCTGAAAAACAAGAAGTTCGAGCTGACGCTCGGCATTCAGCGCGAGGTGCTCGAGGACGACCAATACGACACGTACGGCACGTGGATGGACATGGCCGCTCAGCAGGCGGCGAAGTGGCCCGATCAGCAGGTCGCGCCGCTCCTCCTCAACGGCCACACGGGGATGTTCGGGCCGACCTACGACGGTCAGAACTTCTTCGACACGCAGCACCCCGTCATCCCCGGCTCGGCCGGCAGCGCGGTGCAGAGCAACTATTTCACGAGCACGCCGCTCAATCCGTACAACTACGGGATCGTCCGCGCGTCCATGATGACCGTCGCCGGCGAGGACTCGCAGAGCCTCGGCATCGTGCCCACGACGCTCATCGTGCCGCCGCAGCTCGAGGCGATGGCCAAGACCATCGTGGGCTCGCCGAACATCGGCTATGGCAGCCTCGCGACGAGCGACTCCAACCCGGCCGCGATCGCGAACCCCTATTTCGGCACCGCCAAGGTGCTGATGATCCCCGAGCTCGCGAGCGCGCCCACCACCTGGTACCTCGCCGACACCTCGCAGCCGATCAAGCCGTTCCTGTGGCAGCTCCGGAACGCGCCCGAGTTCACGTACCGCAACCAGCTCACCGACGAGCACGTCTTCAACACCGACGAGTTCCTTTACGGGATTCGCGCGCGCGGCGCGGCGGGCTTCGGGCTCTGGTTCCTCATCGCCAAGGCGGTCGCCTGAAAGCTGCCAGACCGGGGCGATGCGCGCGGGTCCTGCGCGCCAGCGATGCAGCGCCCCGCGCTGGCTTTCTCCTTCGTAACGATGCGCAGCAAAGGGGGCCCTATGGCCGATCAGAACGACGAGCAGCGCCGCAAGCAGCAAGAGGAAGAGGAGCGCCGCAAGCACCAGGAGGACATCACCAACCGTCCCCCGGCGGCACTCGCGCGCGGAGCGACTCCGCAGCAGCAGCAGGCCGGCCAGCAGAGCACGCAGAAGGTGAAGCTCCGCACGCGCACCGGCCAGCACCGCATGCGCGCCGGTCTGTCCATTCCGCCCGACTATCAGGAATTCGACGTCACCGCCGAGCAGCTCTCCGCGCTCGAGGAGGACGATCAGATCCAGATCCTCAAGGCGGGCGAGGACCCGGAAAAGGGCGGCGGGCAGCAGCCCATCAACGTCATGCACGCGGCGTTCGATCCGGCGCTCGCCGCGCTTCACCCGGACAAGCTCAGGGAACTCGCTCAGAAGGGCGGCGGACAGCTTCCGGCGATGCAGGTGCAGGTGCAGCCGGGCAACCCGAACCTGGTCCCCGGCGGCGCTCAGCTCCCGGCCGGCCAGGTCGACGTCAACCCGCGCGGCGCCCGCAAGGGGGGATGAGGCTCGACGCCGATGCGGTACGCCGACCTCGACGACCTGTTCGCGTTCGGCGCGCCGCTCTCGGCGTTTCGCAACGTGCCCAATAACACGTTGCTGGCGCACCTCGACGCGGCGAGCAAGCGCGCCGACTCCGCGCTCACCGCGAGCTACATCACGCCCATCTCCACCATCGACCCGCCGCCGGCCTTCGGGGCGGCCTACCCCGAGGAGCTGAAAAGCGCGGTGGCGCGCGTCGCCGCCTTCGAGATCCTCTCGATGCGTGGCTACAACCCCGAGACGGACGGCGGGGCGCTCCGCGATCGCGCGAAGGACGCCGAGGCGTGGCTCGAGAAGGTCGGCAACGGCACGCTCTCGCCACCCGACATGGTCGGTTCCGCGCACGGCCCCGGCCTCGGCGACGAGCCCCTCGTGTACACCGATCGGCAGCGCTGGAGCCGGCTCCGTGCTCGAGCGCCGCAGCTCCCCGACACACCGCTCCTCGGCGTCCGTCCCGTCGAGCCGCCCGACGACGAGGAGTGGTGAGCCCATGCCCGGCAATGAGGCGGCCTTGCGCGGCATCGTTGAACGGCTCGAATACCTCGCCAATGGCGGCGTGAGCCGCGAGCTCGGGACGCTGCTCGCGGAAACCGCGAAGCGCGAGATCGACCGAGGCTTCAACGAATCGCGCGACCCCGACGGCAACCCGTGGGCGCCGCTCAAGCTGCGCCCCGGGGGCAAGCCGCTTCAGGACACGCGGCGGAACCTGCAGGGGTCGATCGTCGTCCGCTTCGACGGCGAGCGCTTCCATTTCTCGAGCCCCTTCATCGGCGCGAAGGTCCACCAGTACGGCGCGGTCATCCGGCCAAAGCGCGCCAAGGCGCTCCGCTTCCGCGGCGTGGGCTACTCGCGCGCGCCCGGTGCCCGCTCGGCTCGACGCCAGTACACGCCGTGGCTCTTCGCGCAGAAGGTCACGATACCCGCCCGCCCCTACTTCCCTGTCGGCAACCGACTGCCGACGACCTGGGCGCGCGCCTTCGAGGAAACGCAGCGGCGTTACTTCTCCCGCATCTCCACGAGGTGACCCTTGCCCGCGAGCGGATCGGCCCTGCACCGCATCCTCGCGGCGGTGCAGGCGGACGTCGACGCGCGCGTCTCGGCCGAGATTCTCACCGGCGCGCCTAGCCTTCTCTGGGGCTTCGGCCCGCGGGAGCTCGCGCGCAACGACGCGCCGCCGCGCATCGTCTGGGTGCGCCGGCCGGGCACGTACGGCCCCGCGCTCTACCAGCACGCGATCTATCCCGCGCGCCCGCTTCGCACCCGCTACCAAGTGCTCGAGGCGCACGTCTGGACCGACGACGACGAGGACGGCACCGACGCCCTTTGCGAGCAGCTCACCATGCTGCTCGTCGCCGCGGTCTACCGCGTCGCGCACGGCTCCTTCGAGGTCGTCGGCGACACGTGGAATCCAAGCGACGAGATGGACAAGGGCCATCTCTGCATCGTCACGTTCCGCTTTGCCTCGCCCGTGCTCGATGACGCCGGCGAGAGCGTGGTGCTGACCACGCCGGACGCCTTCGTCTTCGACACCACGAACGCCGACCCCGAGGACCGGATCCTCACGCTCGGCGAAGAGGGCGCGGGCTCCTTCCCGGCCCCGACCATCACCGGCATCGAGCTGGACGATCCGGCGCCGACCATTACCGGGGTCGAGATCGACTACCCGGCGCCGACCATCACCAACATCGCGGGGGCGTGAATGCCGACGATCGATCCGAACGGCGCCGACGTCGTCGTTACGGGCACGGGCTTCCGTGCGGGCATCGGCGCGAAGTTCGGGGGCGTCGACGCCGAGAGCCTCTCGCTCGAGAGCTCCACGCGGCTCCTCGCCCGCGTGCCCCCCGGCACGCCCGGCGCGAGCTGCGATTGCGTCGTCACCAACAGCGACGGCAAGCACTCGGCCGCTTTCCCGCTCTCGTACTCCGACGTGATCGAGCCCCCCTCGGGCGTCGAGGTCACGCGCAATTCGGCCATCTACCACGACCTCAGCGACCCGATCACCGCGATCTATTACGACAGCGGCAATCTCAACGGCTCGCTCGACACGACGCGCACGCTGCCGCTCACCAAGAACGCCGGCGGCTCGGGCATTCATGCGCTCAACGCTGGGCAAAGCACCGAGCCGCGCTACCGCTCCAACGTCTTCAAGCCCTTGCCGGGCTCGATCTCGAGCACCTTCACGATCGCCCTCGCGGCGCACCCGAGCGACGCGGCCGGCGGCAAGATCGTGATCGCGATCTGCGACCGCACGGGCACCGTGCTCGCCACCACGGTCGTCACGCTCACGAGCGGCGCGCCCGTGGATCACGCGGTGACCTACGCCACCGACCCGGCGCAGGAGTACCAAGCGATCGTCAGCGTCGACCCTGACCTCGGCGCCGACCCGGGCGTGCGCGCGTACGCGGGCGATCAGAAGGTCGAGTGCGCCGGCGCGTCGGGCATCTACGCCGACTGCTACCGCATCGACCTGCTCCCCACCCGGTGGACGGGCAACCTCGAGACGTTCCTCTACTCGCTCTATTGGGCGTTCACGTCGGGGCGCGGCACCGAGGTCTCCCCCTTCGCCTTCGTCTCGTTCCTCACGAGCACGCCCACCCTCGGCGTCGAGTTCTCCTCGAACTTCTTCGCCGACTACGCCGGTCAATTCCCGGCCGGCACGGGCTTCACGCTCATCACCGACGCCAACGTCGTCACCGACGTGAAGAGCAGCGTCGACACGGTGCTCGAGCGCGCGAGCGTCTCGCTTCCGGGTGGCGCGCCCAGCGGCGCGAAGCTCGTCGCGCCCGGGCGCAACCTGATCGCCGCGGGCTGGAAGGGCACGCTCATCCGCGCGCTCTACGTGCCCGCGAACGCGTCCTTCGTGTTCCGGACGCCGGCGGCGCGGTCGCTCATCCTCGCCGCCTTCGGAAACAGCATCACGGCGGGCTTCAACTCGACGCCGGCGGCGATCCGCGCCTGGCTGCATCTCGCCGCCGAGGCGCTCGACGCGACCCTCTTCTGCGACGCGACGGGCGGCAACATCGCCTACGCCTACTCGGGCGCGAATTGCGACGAGGAGGCCGACAAGATCGCGAGCTGCGATCCCGACCTCGTCTTCGGCGCGCTCGGCACGAACGACTGGCAGCAAGCCAACTCCTCGGGGCTCAACAAGACGAGCTTCAAGGGCTTCATCAAAACGCTCGTGCTCGCGCTGCTCGCGCGCATCAAGTCGACCGCGAAGATCGTCCTCTTTTTCATCTGGAATAAGACGACCTACGAGGCGCCGACCGTCAACAACCTCGGAGAGACGATCGACGACTACCGCACCGTCCTGCTCGAGGTGATCGACGAGATCGCGAGCAACCGGGTCTTCGGCGTCGAGGTGAAGGCGTGGACCACCTACGCCGGCTTCGTCAACGACGACTACATGGCGCAGGCGGGGAACCTCAATGACCTCGTCCACCCGAACAACTCCGGGCACGCGAAGATGGGCGCGAAAGCGGCCCTCGTCGCCGCCGATACGAAGCTCGTCATCAGCCCGAGCTCGCCGACCGTCGAAGTCGGTCAGACGCAGCAATTCACCGCGAGCGGCGGCGCAGGCGCGCCTCTCACGTGGGGTTTCCTCCACAACAACTCGGGCGGCTCGATCAGCTCCTCGGGCCTGTACACGGCGGGTGCGACCGGCGGCGTCACCGACATCATCAAGTGCAAGGACGCGCACGATCAGGTCACCACGCGGCACATCACCGTGCCGGTCAGCGACGTCACGCCGCTTACCATCGCGCCGACGACGGCGAGCGTCTCGACGGGCGGCTCGCAGCACTTCACGCCGAGCGGCGGCACCGGCGGCTACTCCTGGTCGCTTTCGACCAATGCATCGGGCGGCTCGGTCACCAATGGCGACTACACCGCCGGCAGCACGGCGGGGCTCGACGTCGTGCGCGTGAGCGATGGCGGCGGCTCGCATGCCGACGCGAACGTGACCGTGAGCGCACCGCCGACGCTCTGGACGCCGCCCGTGCAAGCGGGCGCGGTCCTCCGCACCTACGACTTCACGGTCAACGACGGGACCAACCTCACCGTCGCATCGGGCGTGCTCTCGGGCGCGGTCGACCTCTCCGGGCACGCCGACATGACGTGCGACACGAACGAGGAATACGCCTACACCTCGGCGACGAGAATCAACGGCAAGGGCGCCATCGGCCCGCGCGTGGGCGGCGGGTCACGCGGCCGGGGCGGGTCGCTCGTGAGCGGCCTTACCGCCTTCTCGCTCGCGGTCGTTGTCGAGCTCGCCGACCTCACGGGCGACAACGCGGTCGCCTCCTTCGGTGCCTTCGCTCCCGCGGTGTACGCCGGCTCGGCCGGGCACCCGGGCCTGTACTTCGGCGCCTACAAGCTCGCGTCGCAATCGCTCACGGTCAACCAGGGGACCGTCCTCCACTTCGTGCGCAACGGAGCCTCGCTCCGGATGTGGATCAACGAGACCGAGGTCGACTCCTTCTCGGACGTCAACGCCAGCGCGACGGCGCTCGCGCTCACGCTCCTCCACGACGGAGGCGTCACGTCCATCAAGGGCAAGTGCGGCCTCTGGAACCTCTGGGGCGTCGCGCTCACGCCGTCCGAGGTCGCGACGTCGGTCGCGTCGCTCAAGTCGAAGTTCGCCATCGCCTGATCCCCGCCCTCCCACCAGGAGACAACATGATTCCCAACGCGACGCCCGACATTCGGGACGGGGCGCTCGGCATCGCTACGTCCAGCGGCACCGAGAGCAACTATCTCCTCATCGGCGCGTGCCCCGCGCTCTCCGACGACGCGCTCGTCGATGGCCTGCTCGTTTTCACCGATGCGGCGCGCGCGAAAGCCATGCTCGGGCCGGGCGCAGTCGCCATGCAGGTCGCGATCGCCCTGCAATCGGGCGTCTCGAAGGTCTACGTCGTGCCGACCGAAGACGACCTCGGCGGCGGCAGCGGCAGCGGCACGCCGAGCCCTTCGAACCTCGGCACGGGCCACGTCGCCGGCGGCGGCAACGCGTGGGACCAATTCGAGGTCGTGATCAAGGCGGTGACCGGGCCCGCGGCCATCTCGGCGGGCTTCACCTTCCTCTATTCGCTCGACGCCGGCGACCACTGGTACGGCCCGATCGTGCTGCCCGCGGGCGTGTCGACCTACGACGTGCCCGGCCAGGGCTTGCACTTCACGTTCACCGACGGGAGCGGCGTCTTCGCCTACGTCGGCGATACGTGGTCGTTCGACACCGTCTTTCACACGTCGACCGATGCGCACTACGTCGCGGCCATCAACGCGGCATTCGCGAGCGACGTCGACTTCGACATCGTGCACGTCCTCACCGAGCCGGCGAGCACCTCGGCGGCGGTCACGACGGCGACGGCGATCGGCGGCGCGATGAGCGCGGCCGAAGCGCGCTTTCGCTACGCCTTCGCCATCCTCGACGGCGGGCCGGACTACCTCACCGACTCGCAGCTCGCCTCGCAGATCCGCGCCAGCTTCGCGAGCTTCGCCCATGCGCGCGTGATGGTCTGCGCCGGCTACGAGCGCGTCCTCTCCCCGCTCGACGGCAACACGTACCGCCGCGGCGTCTCGGGCACGACCGCCGCGCGGCTCGCGAAGATCCCGCCCTCGGAGCACCCGGGGCGGCTCGCGAGCGGCGCGCTCGTCGGCGTGCGCGCGCTCTACCACGACGAGGGGGTCGCCCAGAACCTCGACGATGCACGCTTCACCACGCATCGCACGCTCGTCGGCGCGCAGGGCTTCTACGTCACGCGCGGCAACATGATGGCCCCCTCGGGCTCCGACTACTCGTCGGTCATGAACCGCCGCGTGATGGACAAGGGGTGCAAGATCGCCCGCGCGCGGCTGCTCCGCTTCCTCAATGACGCCATCGCGGTGAACCCGGCGACCGCGCAGGTCAACCCCGGCGGCATCAACGAGATCAGCGCGCGCACCATCGAGAATTGGGTGCGCAAAGGGCTCGTCGACGGGCTCGTCGCCTCGGGGCAGGCGAGCTCCGTCCGCGTCGTCGTGAGTCGCACCGCCAACATCCTCTCGACGTCGATCTTGCCCGTCGAGATCCGCATCACGCCGAAGGGCTACGCGGAGCAGATCACGTACGTGATCGGCTTCGAAAACCCGGCCCTCCAGCTCGCCGCCTGAAACGTCGGACCTCTGAGGAGCCAAGACCATGAACTTCCCCGACGTCAACGGCATCTCCTACGACTTTTCGAGCGTCAAAATCTCGCTCATCGGCGACGTGACGCCCGCCTTCAAGGGCATCGACTACTCGCAGGCCCTCGAGCCCGGCGAGGCTCGCGGCAACAGCAGCCACTGGCTGCGACGCACGCGCGGGCAGCTAAAGGCCGAGGCGTCCTTCGAGATCCACAAGGTCGAATGGCAGGGCTTCATCGACCAGCTCGGCGACGGCTACATGGAAAAGGAGTTCGACATCCTCGTCTCCTACGCTGACCACGGCCAGCCAGTCATCTCCGATGAGATCGTCGGCGCGCGTATCAAGAAGCACGCCGACTCGCCGAAAGAGGGCAGCGAGCCCCCGACCGTGAAGGTCGACCTTCACATCCTGAAGGTGCGGCCGAATGGCCTCGAACCGACGACGGACGCCATCGGGTGATCCGCGACTGAAAACCCCTCTCGCGCAGGAGAGAAAGCATGATTGAGCAGGAAGAAGTCGAAGCACTGAAAGCCAAGCACGGAGACCTGACGCGCGTTGCGCTCGAGGACGTGACCATCCTCTTGCGGAAGCCGACGCGGGCCGAGTTCAAGGCATTCCGGTTGGCCGCGCAGAACGACGCGAGGCGCGGCAACGCGACCGAGGAGCTGGCCAAGCGGATTGTCGTCTATCCGGGCACGGTGCAGGAGCTAGAGGCCGTCTTCGATCGGTTCCCGGCGCTCGAGGACGTGGTGAGCGGCGAGGCCGTGAAGCTCGCCGGCGGCGGAGCCACGGCCGACGTAAAAAAATTGTAGACCTCGCCGGGCGCGCGATGCGCAGCGACTACGCCGGCGCGCTGATGCTCACCGCATTCGTGCGCGGCGAGGACTCGGACGACGCGATGGCGGGGGCCTTCATCACGGCGCGCTTCATGCGCGCGGTGACCTCGTTTCTCACGAAAAGGTGACCGATGGACGGCCTCACGTGGTTCTTTCGCCTGCTCGATGAGGTAACGGGGCCCGCGACGCGCATGGTGCCTCCGGTCCAGCAAGTCGGCGCCGCGCTCAAGGACGTCGACAAGGCGGCCGACAAGGCCGGCAAGGGGGCAAAGGACGCCCTCACGAAGATCGATCTGGCCATCGGCAATTGGCTCGGCTCCCTCATGACCGAGGCGACCGACCTCTTGAAGAGCCTCCCCGGTATGGCGCTCGGGCTCGCCGAGGCCGGCGTCGCCTTCGCGATCGACTCGGCCGAGTCGAAGCGAAACATGACGTTCGCCTTCACGGCGATGCTCGGCACCGCCGACGAAGCGCGCTCGACCATCGACACGCTCGAGGGCTACGCGCGCGATGTCGCCGGCTCAAAAGACGCCTTCGTCGGCTCGGCGCAGCGGCTTCTCCAAGTCGGCTTTCAGCAGGACGAGCTGAAACCGCTCCTCGCCGCGATGAGCGACCTCAAAGGCGCGGCGGGCGGCGACGAGAAGATGGCGAGCGCGCTCTCGGCCGAATTTGCGCGCATCCGCGAGACGGGCAAGTTCGGCGCGCGCGACCTCAAGGCCCTTTCGAATATCGGTGTTTCGCAGGAGACCCTCGTCGGGGCGATTGCCGCGCAGCGGGGCATCCTCCCCGACCAGGCGCGCCAGCTTATCAAAGCGAATCAGGTGAGCGGCGAGCAGGCCATCAACGCGATCCTCTCGACGGTCAGCACCCAATACGACAAGGGCGGTCCGCTCGGGCAGCTCGGCAAGGACTACCAGGCCGGCTCGATCGTCGCCCAGCTTCAGCACGTCAAGGACGCCTTCGGCGACATGTTCGAGAGCATCGACATGAAGCCGCTCACCGACTTCCTCGGCAAGATCACCGAGGGGCTCTCCGGCGGCGGCGCCGAGCGCATCACGGGCATCATCAATGAAGCCTTCGCGTCACTCGTGGGATGGCTCTCCTCCATCTCGCTCGACGACGTGATCTCGGGCTTCGAGTCGCTCGCCGATGGCGTCGCGGCCACGTGGAATTTCCTCAAGGGCCTATGGGACGTCGGCAAGGCCTTCGTGTCGGGCTTCGCCCAGGGCTTCGAACCGCTCATGCCGCTGATGAGCGCCGTGTTCGAGGCCTTCTCAGCGGGCGGGGGTGGCGGCGAGGCCATCGATTGGATGCAGACGGCGATCGACCTCTTTCGCGAGATGGGGGCGATCGCCGGCTTCTCGCTCGGTGCGGTCATCCTCGTCGTCGAGACCACCGCCGCGGGGCTCTACTCGCTCGGCCGGGGCATCGTGCAGGTCGTGACCTCGATCGGCGAGGGCATCGCCGACTTCGTCCGCATCGGCGGCGAGCTGGTCGATGGGTTCTGGCGCGGCATCAGCGCGGGATGGGCCGCGATGCTGACGAAGTTTCACGACCTGCTCGCGATGCTCCCCGCCTCGGCGAAAACGCTCCTCGGCATCGCCTCGCCCTCGACGGTCTTCGCCGGCTTCGGCCTCAACGTGGCCGAGGGCTTCAACGTCGGCGTCGATCGGGGCGACATGGCCGGCAACCTCGCCGACGCCATGAGCTTCGAGGCTCCGGGCGTTGCCTCGCCGGTCCTCTCGCCGGGCTCGAGCGGCGTCGGCCTCGGGCCGAGCGCGCGCGCCCCCGTCATCGAGATCCATGTGCATCTCGAGGGCGGTCAAAGCGCCGACCGCGGCGAGGAGCTCGCCGAGGAGATCCGCCGCGTGGTCGTGCCCGAGCTCGTCGCCGCCTTCGACCAGCTCGCCGTCGAGATGGGAGGCGCGTAATGCCCGCTCCGTGGTTCGGCAGCGCCGCCGAGGCGAAGCTCTACGACTTCGTAAGCGTCGGCGGCCTGCTCTTCACGGGCAAAGTGGATATCGACGGCGCGGTCACCTACAAGCTCGACACCAAGCCGAGCGCGGGCAAGGACGGGGCGAAGCACTCCTACCAGGGGTATTTGCCCGCCGCGATCACCGTCGGTCTCCAGCTCCACGACGAGCAGTCGCACAAAGACTTCGCGGCGCTGCTCAAAATCATTTTGCCCAAGCCGGGCAAGACCATCCCGCCGCCCGTCGACATCGTGCATCCGTGGCTCGAGCTCTACGGCCTTCGCGCGTTCCTCGTGCCGAAGGTGCACCTACCGCGGCGGGTCGCGCCGCAGCTCTTTGAGGCGAAGCTCGAATGCACCGAATATTTCCCCGCCCCAAAGACCGCCGGGCAACAGGCCAAGGTCAAACTCAAAGACATCGCGACGATCTGGTCAGGCGATGGGAAGCTCGAATCGCCGAGGCCGTCGAAGACTGGCATCAAACCGTGAGGTGCGCGCATGGCCATCACGACGTGCGACGGGCTCACCGTGCTCGAGGCGCGCGTGCACCTGCCCCTCACGGGCGTCTGGCATGCGGAGGTCTTTCTCGATTCCGAGTCGGTCATCGAAACGCTCGGCCGCGCGACCCTCTCGCTCACCGATGGGGCCCTCGTGCTCGTGGGCACCGTCCGACGCGCCGACGTGTGGCGCGGGCGCGTGCGCGCCAGCCTCGTCGGAGGCGCGCACGGGCTCATCAAGACCGTCTCGGCGCGCTCCTACCTGCTCGTGCCCGCACGCACCATCGTGACGGGCATTCTCGACGACTGCGGCGAGAAGCTCGCGGCCTCGAGCGATTCGACCATCCTCGGCGCCGTCCTGCCCGCCTGGACGCGCGCGGGCGTCTCGGGCGGGGTCACCCTCGCGGCCATCGTCGACGCGCTCGGCGCGAATTGGCGCATGCTCCCGAGCGGCGAGGTGTGGATCGGCGTCGAGACGTGGCCCGCCTCGACAATGACCGACTACGTGCTGATCGAGCGCCGCCCCGAGGACGCCTCGCTCCTCGTCGCGCCCGAGCGCCCCACGCTGCTCCCGGGAACGATGTTCGAGGGCGGGCTCGTCGGCCGCGTCGTGCACCACATCACGCCCGAGCGCACGCGCACCGAGGTCTACTTCGATGCCCCCTGACCGCCTCAAGGCTTCCCTGCGCGCCGTCATCGAGGCGCTCGTCGGCCGGCGGCTCGATTACCTCGCCCTCTACGAGGCGACGGTCCTTTCGCAGAACGGCGACGACTCGCTCTCGGTGCGCGCCGACGACGCGCGGATCGGCGACCTGCCGCGCGTGCCTCTGCGCGTAGGTGTGCCCGGCATCACCGTCGTGACCGCGCCCGGCGCGCGCGTGCTCATCGGCTTCGAGGGCGGCGACCCGCGAGCTCCCTACGCCTCGTTTTGGGACGCGGGCGGGCTCAAGGAGCTGCGCTTCGCGGGCACGGCCGGCGTCGCGCGTGTGAACGATCCGGTCATCTTCACCCTCCCCACGCCGACGGTCCCCATCTCGGGAATCTGCCCCGTCGGCCCGTTCACGGGCACGCTCATGATCCCGCCGCTTCCCATCCGCGGAAAAATCACCAGCGGCTCAAGCAAGGTGAAGGCGGGCTGATGGACCGGCTCAAGAGCGCCGTGCGCGCGGTGCTCGAGGCCTTCGAGCCGCGCCTACTCTACGCGGCGACCTACCGCGCCGACGTGATGGTCGACCACGAAGACGGCACGATCGACGTGCGCGTCGACGAGGCGCGCATCGGCGACCTCACGCGCGTGCCGCTCTGGCTCGGCCTCCCCGGCGTGCGCTTCCGCTTCGAGAGCCCCGGGCATGTCCTCGTGTCCTTTCGGCGGCGCGACCCGCGCTTGCCCGTCGCGCACCTCTTCAACGGCGGGAGCTTCGGCCGGCTCGTGCTCATGGACGGCAGCGCGAGCCTCGCGCGCGTCGGCGACATCGCTCTCGCCCCCTTCCCCTCGGGGATGATTTTCGACGTGCAGGTCATGACCCCGGCCGGCCCCCGCCAGGTCACGGGGCCGGTCACGATCCGCGAGCCCATCGTCGGCGTCATCGCGGCCGGCAGCGGAGCGGTGAAGGCGTGAGCTACCTCGGCAAGCTGACCATCGGCGACGTGGTGCCCGTCGCCGTCGCCGCGAGCGCCGAGGTCGACATCGCGGTCGGTCTCGGCCTCCCTCAGATCGAGACGGCGCTTGCGAACGCGCTCGACCTCGCGGCCTCGCTCGAGGCCTCGCTCACCCTCACGCTCGACCCCACCGCGGCGCTCCAGGCCTGCCTTGCGCTCTTCTCGACCGGGCAGCTCACCGCGTCCCTCACGCAAGGGCTCGGGGAG